GTGTCCCAATGGATACGTTCTTCACAATAATGGATCTGGGGTTCTAACTCTTCGCGGTATCACCTTCGGTTGCAATCGATTTGCTCGTTACGAAGTCACGTTCAATGGGAACATCGCTATTCCGACTGACGGCACTGTTGCGGCAATCGCGGCGGCTCTTACCCTCAACGGTGAGGAACTTCAGTATTCTCGCGCCATTGTCACGTCTGCTGCTGTTGAGCAATTCTTCAACGTGACATGTACCCGCATTATCGATGTTGCCAAGGGTTGTTGTCCGACACTTTCCGTTAGAGGCGTGAACGCAGGTGTTGGCGAAGATATCGAGCAGCAGGCCATCATGTTCACTGATGGCAACCTTTACATCAACCGTATCGCTTAGGAGGTGATATGAATGGTTGAGAAGATCTACGATCTCAAGAACAAGATTCTCCAGCATGTCGAGAAGCAGACTACGAACATGGATCGCATGGACACCAAGGAAGTCGGCGAGCTGATCGACATGGTCAAGGATCTCGCGGAAGCTGAGGAGAGTTGCTGGGAGGCTCAGTATTACCGTAAGATCACTGAGGGCATGGAATCCTCTGGTTACGGTGGAGGCACCGGTTCCTCTGCAGGCTACGGCAACCAGGGCGGCATGCGCCAGGGTTACGGCACGCAGGCACGCCAGGGTTACGGTAACATGCAGGGCTATGGTTCCATGGGTCATCAGGATATCATGGAACCTTTGCGCATGGCTATCCAGCAGGCGTCTCCCGATGAGCGCGAGCACCTGCGCAACGAAGTCAAGACCATGATCGGGGCGATGTAATTGAGGCCCGTGCTCATCAACGGCGAACTGTGGCAGGTGCTTCGGGTCGATCCCGACTCACCTGCCCTCATCGACAAGAAGGGCATCAGGCGCATAGGCACGGCATCCGGCATTACCAAGGTAATCTCGATCTCCTCGGATGTCATGCCTCCATTGCTCGACAAGGTTTTGCTCCACGAGATAGCCCATGCTATCATGTGGCAGTTTCGGTTACCTGACGAGCTTGACGAATATCTCGCCCAGGTAATCGAGCACCATGCAGTAGAGGCTACCGTGATTGCAAATCAATCGCTCGGTAGGCCGATCTGCGTTAAGGGTTTTTGCTCATAACATGCAAGGTACCTTTTCGCACCGGGTTAGCCTTGTATGTATGAGAGGGCTGGTTCCTTTTGGAGCCGGCCCTTTTTTGCTATACTGGGCGAAATGCGTACATGATACTAGGAGGCTACGATGCCTGATTTTGGTCAACTTCTCAATGGCGGCGGCGGTGGCGGCGGCAACCAAGGTGGCGGCGGTAGCGGCTACCAAGGTGGCGGCGGCAGCCAAGGTGGAGGAAGCCAAGGCAGTTTTAACTGGCAAGACTTCCTTAATTACCGGAATCAAGTCAACCAAGCTGTAACGCAGCAACAGGCTACTCCTTGGTCGCAGAATCAATATAATCAATGGCAGCAACAGCAACAACAGGCTTACCAAGATCAATTGAACCAATCCTCGCCCTTCCGCATGGACGGTGGTACCGAGAGCCTTTTTAACGACAGGTATCGAAAAGCTACTGGACGTGAAAATATATTCATCAAATCTGGGGAGATTGGCGAATGGTTCAATACTCTGCCAGGTCAAATTGCTGGGGGGATTGCGAATCTTACCGGTGGTAATGCGCAACAGGCTCAGCAGGATTGGACATTTGACCCGAATAAATTTGATTTGACGAACGGCTTGCAGGGTCAAGATGTCCAGCAGGCAGTTAACTTTGTCGCTTCTATACCCGGAATGATACCAGGCGGTATATTCGAGGGTGCATCCAAGGCATATGAAGCTGCTACCGGTACTCCGATTCAAGAGCATCGTGAAGCCAAAGATGGTGGTTACGAGATAGCCGATTACACACTTGACGCATCTCAGCGTGCTGCCGCTGGAATCGATGCTGCAATTGACCTTGCTGGCACTTTTACAGGTGGTGCCGGTCGCGTTGTCGGTGGAGTAGGTAAAGGCTTCGCTAAAGCAGGTGCAAAGAAGCTCATGCAGGGCGAAGTGAAAGATGCTGCTAAATATGCCAAGCGCCTTGAGAAAGCCGAGTCCATTAACAAATCCTTGAACGATATGAACAAGAGCTTCGCTGAGAGAGCTGGACTTGGACCTGTTGCTGGCTTCGTCAACGATAGCCTTAATGAAGGTGGCGAGGAGTTCGTACAGAGCTACATGGATGATATCCGTAATAAGAACCTTGACGAGAATTCTTTTGATCGCGCAATGACCGGTGCAGCTTGGGGCGCTGCGGGCGGCGCTGTCATGTCCGGTATCGGCGCTGGTCTTAACAAAGCCTTCCAGGGTAAATCAGATTCAGCAGCTAATTCCGGAGCTACGACACTTGATCCTAGCATCCATCCTCAATCTGGATCTGATTCTCAATTTGAACGTGATAGGGCGAGGAACCAAGCCAACCAGGGCGGCACCATCGTTGCGTCGTCTGCGCAAAGACTTGCGGAGCAGCAACGCGAACCGAACCAGCTACCAGCCTCCACATCTCAATTCAATACCGTCATCAATAATAATCTCGATTATACCGAGTCAATGCTTGGAGAGCGAGCTATCCACGCGATGATGCAAGCTGATGACAACGGAGCTTCGCAAGCGAAGCTCGCAAAGAAATTTGGCACGACAGTTGAAAACCTGCAAGCTATCGACTCCATGCCGAACGAGGCTGATCGTGTTAATTCGTACAATATGCTTATCAAAGCGATGAACGATTCCGGTCAGCGAGTTACGTTTGTTGCCGGTCGTAACCCTGATACTAATGAGATTGGTACGGCAGACGTTGATCTTGTCCAGGTATTTCCTGGCGAGGGTGTCGCTATGAACCGCGATGCTTTCATGATGTTCGGAGCGGACGTTGACGGTGACAAGTCCCAGGTTTACATGGGGCCGGGAGCTAGATCCCTTGGGTATCTTACGAGGAGCTTGCTCAATCCTATCAACGGTGTGTCCAATGTAAACGAGGATTATGTTTCCTATCTGAACAAGCCGCGTTTAGCTGGCGTTATGTTCAGTAATTTGAAAGATTATCTGGAAAGCAGAAACATTAAGCCTGACACCAAGAGAATAAGCAATCTCACCATCAGATATCGAAAAGCGGCGACGAACGGCGATATCGATGAAATGATGAGGGTGTTCGACGATACACGTGCTTATATTTTCCAAGCTGCCAGTGGAGACAAGAATGCTGGGTATATAGCCGATAAAGGCGTTGCAAGGATGATGTTGTCCTTACATCAATCCGCAACCCAGATGCATCAGAAGTTCGATGACGTGGTCAAGAAGCTTACCGATGACGAGCAAGCTCAGCTTGAGAAAATGACACGTCTAGTCGAGCAGGATGACAGATTCCTCAGATCTGGTGATTCCCGTGGTGCTACGCATTTTGCCGACTTCGCAGCCATGTTCGGGTACAAGATATATTTCAACACCGGTATATCTATCGGTAATCCGATTCTGAGGCAAAGCGGCCAGGTTTACTATCATTCGAAAGAGGATCAGAAACTTTGGTTCGGAGATCTCGACGGCAAGAAGATCAATGATGTCTACAGCCAGATGATCGCCTTCTCGTTTAGCCTTGGTGAAATCGGCGGAGATGTCGAGAGCTCGATCGAGGGTCTGTTCAGGACTTCCGTACAGGACCAGGTAATCGGCCGTCTTTCTCGGATGGGTATTACGAAGATTGATGTAAAAGCAAACTGGGATACGTTTGTCGATGTATTCGTTGAAGCATATAACGAAGCTGTAACCAGGTTTAATTCCGTGTTGAGCGATCGCGATAATACGACGCGCTTCAACCAGGATATCTTGTCCAAGGCCCATAAGGAGCATATCAGCCGTAACTCGAAGAGAGAGTTTGCTAGGTCGTTTGTGCAGACATTTGGATCCTGGCATTTCGAGGAATTGCTTACACTGGATAAAAAGCATCCCATGTACGGCAAGACGTTTAACCAGGGCATCACCGAATTCGCATCGAAACCTGGTCGTGACATTGGCCCGTTTAGGAACTACGAATCCTTTAACGATTACTGGGTTAACATGCTCGAAGACTATGGTGGAACCCAGCGAGCTCTTGGCAGTAGGATTGAGAAACATATACAAAATACCGCTAGTCAGATACGCACCATGCGCCTTGACGATCTTCTTGAATCCAAGGATGTGAATGGGCAGATCGTATACGGCATCAAGGAAGGCTACTATGACCAGCTTGCCGATGTAGTAGATGCGACGAACCTGCTGTTTGGAGAAGATCAGAGCATTCATCTCTCCATTGCAACCGTCGAGAACTTCATCAATACCGAATATGGTAGGCAATGGTTCTCTGGCGATGTTGACAAAATGATGAACGTGATGCTTTCCGTTCGCCTGTCGTATCTTTACACGCATGCAATCGATGCCCGTACAGCAGAGCTTGATGGGTGGAAGGATGATGTTAGGAGAGAAACTTCGGCTTTGGCTAACACAAGCCCGCTACATATGTGGATCTACTACGATGCCCAGCAGAATGACTGGAATCTCGATAGACTCAAGTGGCTCACCGATCTCAATGTTCCTTATTCCGATAAGGTGACATTATGGGAATCTTTACAAAGTGAAAACTTTGCCTCAGGTACATTGATCTCTGAATGCGTCAAATCGCAGGATACAACTCTTGGTACATCTGCTATAACCCAGCATTTGGAGAAATCAAAGAATGCCATGGCTCGTGCTATGAGGCAGAGCAATGAAGCGAATCTCGCAGTTCTCGACAAGGTAAACAACCTTGCCATCAGCGACGACCAGAAGATCGCAGCAATCAAATCGTTTGCAAGCCAAGGCTATACCTCTATGTCCATGGATGCTGTTGCTGCCTTCGTGCACAGCCAGCGCGATATAGTCAAGGGCATGGTGGATAAAGGTATTGCGCCTACTTCTTCCGATATCATCTATCAGATGATGGAGCTTACGTCCAATGGTCAGCTAATGTCTTATCTCGATGAGCTCAATCTTGAGCTTGGAGTTATGTCTGTCGATAATTACCAAACGAACCGTGCGCAGATTCTCAATATCCTTTTTGATCCAGAAGCGGAAGTTCGCATATACGATCCGCAGCAAGATGGATATGTAATACTTACAAGGGAAAAGCTTTTCCGCGAAATCAACGGTCATTACGATAATCCTGATGCAAACTGGTACGAATGGGATGAGCTTCTTACCAATTGTCCGGCACTTGTATCTATCATCACCCCGCAGAGAATTGACATCGTAGCTGATGAGAGTGGTGCCAAGGTTGCTCAAAACATGGCGCAGACCCTCGATTCCGCAATTGTCAACTACAACAACGAACGCAATAACGCGCATGGTCAGCTACGCGAAGATCGCCTTAGGATTGAAGCCTCTCAGATAGCGTTCCGTGATCCTGATTGGTGGGGGTGTTTCCTCGCTTCGATGGCTGATATAGCCGAATCTTCGTCCCCTGCTGAGACGGCTCGTATTGCTCAGGAAACGTTGCGCAAGCATATCGATTGGTTCATGACATATGCATCAATGGATCCGAATGGCGATGGATATATAACCAAGTCCTTCCTCTGGAATATGGGTACTTTCGAAAACGTCCTCAATAGCATCGAACAATTCGGCAATGACGTTGAAGTCATGGACATGGTTGCCCGCACAGTTGGATCTGTTTCAGAACAAGCTACATCTTCCTTAATCCACGGCTCATTGAACCTCCAGTTCGTTACCGCTGTAGCCGCCATTGCTGAAAACGAAGGTCTTGATACTGATACTCTATGGAATTCCGCTGTCAATAATCCTGACTTTGATACTGTTAATTTGAAGCAAATGCTCGAAGATGCTGGCGATGATTTCAGGGCAATTACAATTGCCGCATTGAACATGCTCGATATGCGTGATTTGAACATGGGTCAATACCTCAATTCATTATCCGGCATGACGATGGTTAATAGCATGCTTGACAACGCAGCAGACAAAGATGCTGCTGATAGGGTTCGTGAGAGAATTCGCTCTTGGCAAGACGATGGCTTCATGGGATTCCTCAAATTCCTTGGCTATGATACGAATAATCTCGGTGCCAATAGCATGCCCGATAATTATCCTGCCGTTATCTCTGATGAAAGCATTAATTGGTCTGCCGATGAATGGATAGCGGCATGCCGCAATATCGCCGAATCCCTTAATCTTGAGAATGATTTCACCGGCGCTGCGCAAAAAACAATACGTAACGCAGCAGAATCAGGTGACCAAGAAGCATTGATGGGTATTAGGAGATATTACAATCAGCTTATTGTCACCAACGCCATGAACAAATTTATGTTCGGTACTGGTCATGCTTACAATCCTCTTGCCATGAAACAGGAGATCGAGGCCCGTCGAACCATGTGCAAGATAGGTGACAAGATTCGGAAGCAACTAGGTGATAGGCTTGAACAATCATCTAGGGATCTTCCTTATATAGATTTCTATTACAAGGATCCCGTTGTTTCCTATATGTCTACCTCAATGGTCATGAACGCTCAGTCTGGCTCCATCCCTTCCGGCATTAACATGGATGGTGCTACGATGAAGACCGTGGCTGCATTTGGCTTGCTTGACGATTATGAATGCGGAGTCGATCCCGTCTTCTATTCCAAGGATGACGTTACCTGGAGCAGCAATAGGAAATGGAACTTCATCGATAATGACGGAAAGCTTAAGCGTATCACCAGCCAGAAGATAGTCAACGATATCAATGCTGGCGTTTACGGAGATCAGGTTGCCATCTATCCTCCAAGTCGCTGCATGTGTGGTGCTTGCAGGACATGCTCTCCAGCATCGAGGTCGCGTGGCTATAGCAACGTCAACTTCTTAGCTCGTTCTATTTCATCTCTTATCAATTGGATGCAAGAGCCTCGCCATCTTAAGGCGAAGAAGTCCCTTGGCGCTGCTGAGATGTTCGCCAATCCGATTGCCGCAAATAAGAACCTCAATATGCCGATACCGTTAGCTAGAGCCATAGAAGGACTGGATGCCAATGAAGCCGCTGATGCTCGGATGGTTATAGTCGAGGCGCTTCGCAATCGGCGTTGGGAGATAGCTAATTTCTACAATGATAACTTCGACCCTAAGCTTCATTTCGATATGGAGCATGCTGTAGCATTTGCTAATGCGACATCTCCTATTGTCGAAGTCCTGATGAACGATGGTACCGTTTACACCTTATCGTCTGCTTTCCTATCCAATGACGGCGTGTATCAGCAACATTATGGCGACCTTGCGATAGATGCTACGCAAATTAGCTCAATTCGCCCAGTTGTCATGGGTTTGCAGGAGGTTGCTGCAAAGATAACCAGAGGGGTTGCAGACAGGGCATATGCTGCATCGCCGGATCTCAAAGGCATTAAAGCTGCCGATACTAGAGCCTGGGCGCAAGAAGCCATGAAAGATTGGGATTCCTATGCTTCCAAGCCGCTTAGCATCAAGAAGATAATGGGTGGCGTAGCTGCTCATGGTGCCTCGTATTCGACGCCATTGCGTCCTGATATGAAATACACTCCGGTAATGAAATGGAATGATCAAGAGATCGAAACCATGCGTTACGTGTTTTCGCCACGAAAATCGACGACCAGCAAACTCAAGATAATGAGTGATCGCGTTTGGAATCACGTTTCCGGTATGTCCAAGCAGTTTGCGTCCGCGAAGGATGTTAATCAAAGAGAGTTCTTCAATAATAACGTAATAGTTAATTTCCAAGATGATGGTGGCATTCCGACAAGAATCGGCGCGGTATTTAAGAACGAAAGATTATCTGAGGATGAAATCGGTAATGAGACTACGCATTTTGATTCTGATGGCAATCGGATGAGACTTGTGGAAATGTACGATGGTACTAATGCCTCATCTGCTGATGCAGCTTATCGCAGGGCTAATAAGACAGGACGTAGTTTAATAGTGAGAGCTTCCGTGCTCGATGCAATGAGATCGCCAAGCCAATTCGAAAAGCAGAGCATGACGATGGCCTTCTCGGTAGATGGCATCAATTACGTGAAAATAGATCCGGAATATTATTCTTACCTGCAATCAGCTAATCGCGAGTACATGCAGATGGCTACCGTTGACTTTAATCCTGAAGAAGTCAATTGTGCTATTGCATCTGAGCATGAGCTTGGTCTATCTGATGCTGGACACTATACTCGCAAGGGATATCAGGCTGTGAAAATGTATCATGGCAGCAGCCAAGTTTCCACCGATCGCCTGCTTGAAGGAACTAATCCGGTTACACTTGTAACGGATCCAGGTGAGATAGCTAATATCAAGCTGAAGGATATCGATTTCAGTTACTACGACAACAATCTGAAAAACAAATCGATTGAAACGTATCAAAAGGCTGCTGAAGATTTCATCAACAACTTCAAGTCCAACAAATACCAAGATATGCCTCGTTCGTTCAGGAACGTCAACCAGGATGATTGCGTTGGTTTCGTTAAAACCGTAACAGTTGGTAACGAGGTACGCTATGCACCTTTGTATTACGAGGGCTCCGTCGCGCATACTGCGTCATACGTTGCAGTACATGATGTGAAACATGGTCAGGTTAATATCGATTTCGCTGCCGATAAAGTTAATTACGCTGGCAATGAATCAATGAAACTCGACCTATACGGTGTCGCATATAAGAGTGTTGGACACGAGGCAACTGATGAGATAATGGAGCGCTGGGCAGCCCTCGATGATCGTGGCTTCAATATCATGACTCAAGCTGACCATATGTTTGATTACCACGCCCTCTCTGGTCGCGTGTTTGAAATGGGCGACTCTATCCTTCAGAACAATTTGTATTTCTTCACAAGGAAATGCGGAGCAAATCTTTTATTCAAGCAGGACCAAAACGGTCAATGGGTACCTCGTAGCGAGCTTTCGGAACAGGTAACGACGGAGATCCTTGTTGATTTGGCTAATGGTTCAGAAGAAACTTGGAGCAAGGTTGGTTCAGGAGAGCTGTCCTTATTCCGTAGCGGGCAAGGTTCCAACGATAACATCAACCGAATAGTCCAAGCCTTATGTAACGAATCGCTTCTCCAAGGTGGTTTCCCGCATTTGTTCTTCAACTCCGCACGAGTGGTATACAACGAACAAAGCGGTAGCTGGGATTTCGTCGGCCTTGAGAGAAGGCGCATAGATCCCAGGATTGTCACGAAGTACATGAGCACAGATGACACCCTTGCTTACTACAATTTCCTCGATAATAGATTGTGTCCTCCCGATATGCAAACTGATGCAGACCCGGTTGGAGGCAAGCCGTATGTCTTTGACCGCAAGGGCCGCATGGTAAATACGAACACGATATCCGGCAAGCCGGAACGTGTCATTGCTCTAGTAGGTCCCAACTATTACACCGGTGAAGGCAGTGCTATCAGCGACCTTTCCCGCACGGCTTCCTGGTCTAACCAGCATCTACTTAAGAGGCTATTGGATCTCGGTGTATATCCTCGCAGCATTAGGGATACGATAGATTCCCTTGCTACCACGGTTGGCGATTATCGTGGAGCATTGCGAGCTGATGATATCAAGGAGCGGATTTCCGATAGGCGCAAGAAGTACAAGAACATGCGGACAGAGCTTAATCAAGATTTATACGAGCGTGTGCGAGTTGCCTCAAACGATCCGCTTTACCTGTCTTCTATCGAAAAATACCGTGACACCATTGTTGAAATGGGTAACGAGTTCACTGATCCCATATTCATCAAGAAGAGCCAGAATGACGACACACCAGCTCTCAACGATCCAAAGCTTAAGAGGGATATGGATGCCCTTGTTACAAGTCTTAACGATGCTCTCGGTAGTCCGAACGCTAACGAGCAGTTTACATTGAGCGAGATAGTTACATTGGTTCGCATGATCACTGGTTACAGCAGCAACGATGGAACCGGTATAACGAACATCACGTTCTCCCAGTTCAAGAACGCAATTGATGAGATGAAAGCTAACCTAGAATCTCATGGTCATCTTGTAATAGGTGGAAAATATAAACGTGGCACACGAACCGAAACAAGGATTCAGATTCCACTGCTGCCTCGCGGCATGAACATGAGACTCATGCAGATGCCTGTATACCAATCGAAATACAGCGATATCAACCAGCTTGTTGAAGAGCAACGTCAAATGCTCGAAGAGCAGACCATTCCTGCTATCAAGCAAATAGAGAATGTTCCCAAGAGAAATGCTCTATTCAGAATGGCTGATGCTGTATGCTTCATGAATGGCATTGATACCATATCTGGTCATGTCCTCGATGATGTATATATGTGCGACATCGTCGAATCTGTGAAACGATTCGGTTCGAAGTTGTCCGGTATGGGTAATGATGTTCTTGCTCGTTATGATGAGGCTGTTCGCATCAATGATGAATATGCAGCAGCTCTTGAAAAATCAGCCCTTGCAAGAAGGTCATCCGTTATGGATACAGGAGACGGTGATTACCGCATCGTGTTCCATGGAGATGATAGAACCATCGCTACCTACATACTCAGAAGTCTTGCATCTGCTCGCCGTAGCATGGGATTGTCTTATGCAATGATGTTCCCTGCAAACGTTATCGAGCGAGGTGTAAACCAAACAGAGCAATCAATAGCGCTTAAACTCGGTCGTGCAGGTTTGCCGATTTACCGCTCGACATCTGATATGCATGAAGATATTCGCAAGCAAGTTGTCAAGGATAAGAATTTCCGCAAGCTGTACATCGCTCTCCGTCAGGCTGAATTGGTTGGCGCTGACCGCGAACTCATATACCAGATCCGCAACGGCGTTCAGTTGGATCAGGCGATTGAGGCAACGCTTAAAGAGCGCGGAGCATTTGAACGTTTCCAGGAGAAATTCATGAACGTTATGTCTGGTCATGATGTTCTCATTGAAGGACAAATGCGTAACTTCATAGACCGATTCTGGCAGCGAAGCCAAGAAGAAGCTCCATGGTGGCATGCTAAGATGCCTGCTGAAACCGATGTCAATGGAAGTACTATTGATGGATTGACGCTCATGGAGCAAAGGCTCGCCATGGATCCTACGGGATGGATGATGGACGTCCTCAATGGTCGCGGTGATGGCAAGGCATCCGATATGCTCCTTGCCCGTCAATGTATGAACTGGGCTAAACGAGGAGATATGGCGCAGAGGAATCTCGTGTCCGCTATTTACTCCGAGCTTGCGACAAGGTCTGCCACCCTCGACTTCATGATGACAGCCTTTGTCTCGCCGTATTTCCAGTATTCAACGAACAGGCTTGGTCGCCTGCTTAATTGGATTGCGCCCATCAGCTCGGTTCATTACCTTGCCGTGAAGTTCTTCACCGAAGGACCTGGCGCCAACATGCAGCTAGGCAGAACAGGTGTCACATTCGGCGATCTCGGCCTTCAAGATGTTCAGATGCAATCTTCGTTCCGCGAGGCATTCATGATAGATATGGCGCATTTCGGACCCGGTCTTGTCGCCATGATGCTCGTCGGCATGACTGGTGCGCTTCAACCGCCAGAGGATGACAAGAAGAAAGGCAACTTCAAGGAATGGACTCTCTTCGGCCTGCGTGTCGATGAAGCTTGGTGGATCGAGGATACGCTCGGATTGGCACTTCCTCTCGCCACCTTCTTCGCATCAGCCATGGACGGCATGCCCCGCGTTGACTTGCTTGTTAACGGACTCGCTTACTACCTATCGAGCAATCCCGTTACCAAGGTATCCGATGCTGTTGCAGTCCTGTTTGATCCTATGGCCGAGCTTTACCAGGAATACGACAAGGACTTGCAAAGCTATGCAAAAGCTATGGGTGGTCCTCCCGATCCATGGAGCGTGTTCATGGGTAAAGCCACGAGTTTCGGTTTGACTTTTGCAGCCCAGTTCATAACTCCCGGTATTGTCCGCGAGATCTACAATAACTCGCAGCAATGGGAGAAATCTTACAAACGAGTTTACGAAATGGGTGCAACTGGCGAACTTACCCAAGATGGTGAGGAAGGCAAAACCCAATACACCACCTACGAAGATGCCATCATTCGCAAGGCGACTAGGAACAATCCTGTCATGGGTTTCCTGGCAGATATCATCCTTCATCCCGAAACTGGATACATGGCACACGAGATGCCCCGGAATGTTATTTATGATCCCATGCAGATGAATTCGATTGAGGCTTTGAGTTTGTACGAAGATCCCTATACGAAGAAGCAGCCGAAATCTGCCGAGGAGCAGATGGCTGTAGGATTCCAGGTGCTAGGTATCTTGCAGAGCAAATCAGTAGACGAGCTCTATCAAGAAGGCTTCATGATCGATTACGATACGAAGAAATTCGTATCGCAAATGATCTGGGATAATATCGCATCCCTCAACAACGAGTGGGCCGAGCTTGAGCAAACTGGCGCGCTTGACTACTATCAAGCAGGTGATGGTGATTACAGCGAAGGTATGCGCATCGTCTCTGAAATGAAGGAAGCTCATTACGCCCAAATTAATGGATTGAAGAGCCTTTATTACGATAAGCTTTGGTCAGATAAGCTGGCATCCGCCGCACAATACAACCAACGTCATACAACTTACGCTCAAGATGTGAATGGTGAATGGTATGCGACTGGCTATTATCCTTCCTGGTTCATGCCCGTTACCATTGCGCCTGGTGAAACACAAGAAGGCTATCAGTTTGTCATGTCGCCGCAGAATGATTGGACGACTGAAAGCGTTGTTACCGGTGGTTCCACTGGTAAACGAGGTCTTGTGCCAATAGATACCGGTTATGTTTCAACTCCCGCTATTGATTCCTGGTCAACCGATGGTACGGATACCGGGCATTCGGAGCTATATAAGGCTATAACGGGAACAAATTCGGAATTGGTTGCAGCCGGATCAGCTAATGGCTCTGATTCTGGAAACAGGAAATCTGGTTCCGGTTCCGGCTCCGGCTATCCTCGTCGCTCCTATGGTGGCGGTGGTGGCGGTGGTTACCGTCGCGGTGGCGGTGGCGGTGGATACCGCAGAAGCTACGGTTCCGGTGCTCCGAACATCTATGCGCCCAATGTTTCCGCGCCTACCAGCGCTGTCAACCTGCCGAGGGTCAGCTTGTCCAAGGCTACTCCTTCGCGCATAATGAACACCGACCGTATCTTGGAAGCCGATGAGCAATACCTGCGCCCAGATTTCGAAACCAAGGGTAGCCGGGAAGCTTACAAGAGGAGTGATATCTAATGGCTAAAGATGACATCAAGAAGCTGCCCAAGGTGAAGATCGAGGACTTCGACAAGGTATGCACCGAGAAGGCTGCCATGCTTGACAAGAAATGGAAGGACGGCCTCTCGGTTCACCAGAACCGTACAACCGGTTTCGACTTCTTCGCCAAGGTTGCAAAGAACATGACACTGTTCGAGAAGGCTCGCAAGGATGAATGGTCTGAGGGATCCACACAGATGATCATGCGCAAGATCCGCAGCCAGACCTTGCAGCGTGTGCCTGATGGCGAGATAGTCACGCCGTTTGAGAAGAACTCGATCGAGCAGACCATCATCGATTTCTTGTTCAAGCACAAGGTTCTCACGTCCGAATACGACGGCAAGGACATGATGAAGAACCTTTGGAAGACCTTCGACAACAGCTACATCTACGGCATGGGATGCGTGCGTACCGGGTTCGAGAAGGACCTCGACGGTGACCCACGCATCACGTACACCCTGATTCCCTACGGTGACGTGATCCCGTCTCCCGATTGCAAGAGCATCGAGGAAGCCGACTGGTACATCATCAGGGAATACATACCGCTCAGCAATCTCAAGACGCTGATCGACTGGGAAACCGGGGAAGCGAAGGACAGCACCTACGATGCCAAGGTCGTCAGGTACCTTTGCGAGAACGAGATCAAGGACGGCGCTGGTCCTGAATCCATTGCTCTCGGCGACAAGAAGAAAGGCGTCATGCCTACCAAGAGCGTCGAAGTGCGCACCTACTATTGCCGTGGAGCCGACGAGTTTATCACCTATGTGCCTGCCATCAATGCAGTAATGCGCAAGGTTCCCAACTATGATCCGCGTAAGGACGTGCCGATTCATTTCATGATCCTGGAACCCGACCCCGAGTTCCCCTACGGTTGCTCGTCTATCATGTGGACTATGTCGCAGCAGCAGTTCGCCGATGCGTTCCAGAGCACGGCATACCAGACGCTCCTGCTCTCCTTGAACCCGCCTCTCATGGTGTTCGGCAACCTGACTAACCCGAAGATGAAGATGAGGCCGAGGGCTATCTGGCCTATGGGTACCAATCCTAACAACAAAGTGGAGAAGCTGCCCATCGAGACTACCACGCTCACGGGCTATAACAGCATCCTCGAAGGCATCGGCGCCAGGATGATGAGCAGCCTCAACATCACAGATGCCACTGTTGCCTCGGATGCCAATGTGCCTCACTACTCCGCTACCCCGCAAGGCGTGGAACAGCAGCGCCTCGACAAGACGATCACCATCAACCAATACCAGAAGCGCGTCGAGGTGTTCTTCGCGGAATGGGCTAACCATGCCATCCGCAGCTACATCAATTCCATGAAAGGTTCCCCAAAACAGATCACCGTGGATGCAAAGACGCGCAAGCGCATCGAGTCCATCGAGGAAGCCGCGAGGCGCAGTGCGCGTCTTGAGATCTCGCAGGCCATGGGTCCCGAGATCGCCCAGGCAGCCATGGATGACACGGGATTCGATACCGAGTCCATCATCGATGGCAACAAGATCGAGGTCGATTTCTCCATGTTCGACGATGCTATCTTCAACTTTGAGGTTCGCTCCGGTTCCTTGATCGAGAGCGAGCAGGAAACCGAGCGCGAGAACATCCAGGAGATGCTTGTCTCAGTGTCGCAGATGATGGGCAATGTATCCGATGCGAACAGGCAGGCGTTCGAATCCATCGTCATGCAGCTCGTCCTGCGCCAATGCGAGCTCGCCAACATCGACATCTCGGCAGGCATAGCATCCACGATGAACGAGCAGCTTGTCATGCAGGCGCTCGAATCCACCATGGGTGCCGTGGTTGACCAGCAACAGCAGATCGGCCAGATGCAACAGGCTCTTGGCTTGCCGCAGGGCGGAATGGCTGCTCAGCAACCAATGCCGCCCGAGCAGCCCGTGATACCGGCTGAAGGTATGCCTCCGGTGGAAAACCTACCCGAGATGCCTGCCGAGCAACCTGTTGCACAGGAGGAAATGCCAATGGAGGCAGGCGGCATGCCTCCCGATATGCTGGCAACCATGGGCGGCGAGGAGCTTCCGCCTGATGAAATGATGTTATAGATTTGACAAGTAGTAATACCAATGGTTATACTTTGCACCAATAACTCGGTGCAAAGGTTATAAGAGTCGAATAAAGGAGAATACTATGGCTCAAGTAATTCAGCCCGAGGAATGGGTGCAGGGTCTTGACGACAACCGCCTGCTCCCTGGCCGCTACACCACCGGCCTGTTCGTAGGCAACATCATGGGTTCCAACAAGTCGATTGCCAACAACCCTGCTGCCTGCCGCGTCTGGGATATCCAGATCCCCGATTACATCACCGACTACGATGACCGCCGCCTGAACGGTCATGGCAATGTTACCGGTGCCACCGGTTTCAATGTCGATGGCAAGGACGGCTGGGGCGCTTCGGCCTACGGCGTGTTCCAGGATGTCAAGTTCGATAGCCGTGTTTACACCATGGGTCGCCATCGTTCCGTGGCATTCCGTATCTTCGATGAGCAGCAGTACTCCGGCGCCATCGGCGAGTGGGGTACCAGCTCCACGAGCAACGTGGTCACCCCGGGCCAGGCTCTCATGCAGACCGCTGCCACGATCGCCAAGGCTCGCGATCTCTGGGAGCAGGAGATCCTTGGTCCCGACATCGACAAGTACAACCTGTTCGCAGTTCTCAACGGCCATATCTCCGGTCGCTGGGTACAGACGAACCCCGATCAGGTGTTCTCGGATGACGGCCAATGGGTCGCCCAGCCCGGTCCCGTTCAGGGTCAGGCTATCCCGCCTCGCTTCGCGCCGATCCATTGCATCGAGTGGGATGACGAGAACATCCCGCTGCTGCTGCAGAACATCAAGGTTACCTGGAACAACCTGTTTATCCCTCAGGATAACCGTATCATCCTGGTCGATCCGTTCTACGAGTACCCGCTGCTCAAGGCTCTCACCGGCGCTGGCGTGCCTGCCACCGACTCCGCCTATGCTGATATCCAGAACGGTTCCTTCACGCGCCTCATGGGTTGGGAATTCAACTTCGAGATCCCGTCCGCCTACTGGCCGCGCCTGTATGTCGATGCCAACCTGAACGTCGTTCACTCTGCTAATGGCCAGGCCACCTACGATCAGTACATGCGCTCGATCTCCCATGCTGGCGAAGGCGACAAGCAGCTCATGCTCGAACTTGCCGATGCTGACCGCATGAACCGTCCGAACTACGTGAAGACGATTTGGGATAAGACGAACAAGGTATTCAAGAAGGTAGTTACCAACTACCCACTTGGCATGCCTGCTGAGACTCCGTACATGGGTAACGCCATAACGGTTGCCGATGGTACCGCTGCCGTCAACACGGCCTACAGTTCGCCTGCTACCTATCCGTGGTCCGCTCCCGGTTCCGGTTACGGTCTCGGTGCGAACACTGCAGGTGCGGGCAATCCGCCCAATGGCTACACTGGTCCGTCTGGCACCATCTCCCGTGTACAGGTCATCGGTCTTGCCTTGTACAAGAAGGCTGCTCAGCTTTCCCAGGAATACAGCGAGATGGTTACCGGCGAGGGTGGCACCCGTGGTAAGTTCACGGAATGCTGCATGGATGTCAAGTATGATGCCTGGGTCATTGAGTCCCTGTCGCATGGCATCCTGCCGATCATCGATGTCAAGGAGAACACCGGCGAGTTCGCCATCCCGGTCAAGGTTGTCTCGATGCCTGAGGAAACCACTACTGAGCCGTAAGATAGGCTTCATAGGTTAACCCGCAGGGCTGTCGGCTCTAGTAGCCCGGCAGCCCTTTTTTAATAGAAAGGATGAAGCCATGGCTTTCAATTACGCAAATGTCCTCAACAACATTGCGCAAACTATTCAACAACCACGACAACCCCAGCAAGCTTCGCAACCACAGCAATCCTCTGGTAGCAAGCAAAGTGCTGGCGGTTCTTTTGCCGATCTGTTGAAGCAAGCCTCTGCAAGCCAGCAGCCTCAGCAACAGGAAGCTGCACCTGTATACTACGAGCAACCTAACCGATCCTCTGGTTCCAATAAGATTAATACGACCTCCAACGAGAAAGAGGATTCCAAGAAAAAGGAATCCAACGAATCCGAGGAATCGACTCCATTCCGCCGTGGTCGCTCTAGCATCTTCATGCCCGAGCAGGCATTCGCCACAGGCGAGAATGCCGCTACATCGGAAGGCGGCAAGGCTGGTGAAAATATTCCTGACAACTATATCGCCGATCCTAATGCCATCGCCATGCCGACTGGAGCTGATTTGAACCAACTTACGCCTGAAGAACAAAATGCTTGGGCAAGAGATCGCGGCCTTGAGTTCGCTGATCTTATGGCGACTGTTGCCACCTTGCCTCTTGGTGGAATTGGTGGTGAAGCTGTGGCTGGGCTTAGTGCTGGTGGTAGGGCGGCAAGAGCCGCCTCGGCTGCAGCTGATGCCGCAGCAGCAACCAATAAAGCTACCAAAGCAGCAAAAGCAGCTAAAGTTGGAGATACGATAATGAATGCATCTCCTGAAGCAGTAAATACAGCACGTAATTTAATGAATAGCCGACGTGGTCAAAATCTTGGAGCATCATCTTCAAAAGGATTTGCAAACGCTGTAAAAGCTGCTGAAGAAGTTTTGTCTAATCCGACGGCTCGTGAGCAAGCTATTGAAGGTATTGCCCCATATGCCACGCCAGCAATGCTCGCTGGTACATTAGGTCTTGTAGGAGCACTTGTATCTGAAACGGCAAATGCAGCCATAGATTCAAATGGTGATGGAAATATCTCACAAGCAGAGCGAGATAACTATGGTCTTGATCAAGGTTCTAATGATAAACAAAACACCGATCTCCAGTTCACCAACGAATACCAGCCATCTGATCTGACTCAGATGCAGGAATATTACAACTGGTTGGATACCGATGATGGACGTGCATTCCTTGAACGTTATGGTGATGAGTTTGGAGAAGATAACCAAGGTTATACCAACCTCCGAGCTTCCCAAAACCGCGATGCATGGGCTGATGTCATGGGGTTCGGTGAAGGCGAAGGTATTGATAATTGGCAGAACCGCTACACAAATTCCGGTGTGGATCTGTCAGACGAGCATGCCATGGACAATCTGATGGAATACCTTTATGGTGACCAGGCAGCTAACTTGTACGATTGGATTGGAAACAATGATTACAATCAGTCCCGTGTAGGTATCTCCGGCGATGCTTACGACGAGGCTGCTTTGTGGTTCGCTAACCAAAATCCTGAACTCATGCAAGCATATAATCAGGAATACACTGGTGGCAACGATACATTCAATGCTGATGACTTTGCTTACTATGCTTTGCTAACGAGGCTCACGAATCCTGAGTATGGGTTCAACGATGTGTCTATCGATGAACTGAACCGCGCAGCCCAGGCGGCAGGTGAAGGTAATACTTTCGGGCTTACAGAACAAGGGCTCCTTGGATTGCTGAATGACGAAGGAACGTCCGAAGAATCTGATAGAAGCAATGCTCGTCGTTACCTTATGAACGATAATACTGTTCTCAACCCTTGGTTGCAGAGCGATAATCCTCTCATGGACCAACAGATGATAGATTCCGTGCTTGCGGCTTATAATGCTCCTAAGCAAAAGGGAAGCGAAGAATCCAAATAGGAGTCATCATGGCTATTCTGGGTAATATAGCAAATACAGTTAATCAGAAGATTAACAATAATCGAGCAGCCATTGATGCCGAAAAATCTAAATCACCTGTTAGAACTGTGGCTGAAGCAGTTACTTATGCCAAGAATCAGGCTGGCATCGGTCAGAATAATAACGCCGATCGAGGGTTGAGTAATGCTACGCAAACCGGTGATACTGGTTTCTATCAGACTCCAACGGTTCAATCGCCAAGCGGTGGCGGAGGCGGTGGCTATGGCGGCGGTGGCGGCGGTTATTCCCGTGGCGGCGGTGGTAGTGGCGGTGGCGGTAAATCTGCTGCCCAGGCGCAAAAGGAAACCCAGGCGCAGATCAACAACCAAGGTGACATCTACGGCAAGCGTGCCGGTGACCTTGCGAAGAATACTCAGCAGCGTGCCAAGGACTTCACTAAGAGCACCAAGCAGCGCGCCAAGGATCTCGGCAATGTAGCCAAGAGAAATCTGAACAACATTGCCAGCCAGCGCCAGGCAAACGATGCAGCCCTCACCATCAACCGCGCGAACATCATGCGCAACATCGAATGGCAGCCTAACCAGCAGAAGGAGCAGAGTACCCTCATGGCACTCAGGAACCGCATGGGCAACAGCGCCTACGGTTCCGCGCTCCAAGATCTGCGTGAAGGCATGGGCCGCGTCGATGACATGAACGATACCGAGCTTATCAATACCTGGAAGCAGAACGAGGATGCCGCATACCAGAACTGGTATCAGGCAGACACGTCCCTGGTTGCTGATTACAACGAGCAGATCGCGCAGATCCTCGACACCTACTCGCAGTTGAGCGCGGACTATGCAGACCAGATGTCCAAGATGAAATCGGATTACAACGATGAGTTGTCCAAGTTGTACTCCAATTACTGGACAGGCGTTAGCAACATCAACCCGGAGCTCGCTTCCAAGAAGAACATACAGCAGGCGACCAAGAGCGCGAAGGCCAAGGTTTCCAATGCCTCCGAGAAGAAAGCATTGAATACGCTCACCAAGGCGCTCAAGTCCGGTGGTATCAGGCAGGTCGGCGTGAACGCTAATGGCACGCCGAGGTATGACTTGGTATCCAGGGATAACGACGTGGTCAGGGCATATAGGTCGAGCAAGGTCGGCAGGGATCTTCAGAAACAGTTGGGCAAGGTGCTCCGCGTAACCGACAAAAACAAGCAGAGTACCATTAACAGCTTGGTTAAATCAGCTACAAAGAAGTATGATAACCTGCTTAAGAAAGCCGGTTACAAGGAAGTCAGCACCGGCAAGAAGACCGACAAGTACACGCTGCCCAACGTGAACCTGTCTCCCAAGGTCAACTTCAAACAAGCGACCATTGGTCCCAGTGCTTCCCTTAAGAAACAGATGACCACGCAGAAGAACAAACCTTCACGCAATGCTCGCACGGCTTCCATGGTTCGCCCGAATCACGCTGATGGCAATATCATCGGTGGATCCGCTGGAACCTACCAGACAGCCACCAATGCCAACAGTGGATTCTCCGATAACCTTGCAGCCTTCCGTCGTCTATAATTGAAACAAGGAGTTACTATGGCTTACAGATTAGACAACACGCCGCCTCCGAAACCGGAGAATCGGTTGCCAAGATTCGAAGTTCGCAACGGGGCGATCTTGGATATAGCATTCCCTTGCTACTATCTTGACGTGGTAACTGCGCATGATAGCAATTATCATGATCACCTTGGTTACCCTGTTCCTAACTACCATAATCCATCTTGTCAATTTGTAGACGGGATTCCCTTGTACGAGCATGCTGGCGAATGGGAGCATGTTGATTTCAACAACCCGCACCCCATCGACCTCAGCTCAGATTACGAGGGTTACACCGACGCCTACGTGGTTATGGACGAATCCGTTGACGGCCTCACCGCATCGGCTTCCTTCGACGCCGACGAGACCAACGTGATCTACATGCGCGTCAAGGCTAACCTGGAGTTCTTCAAAGACAAGCCCAAGGAATACCGGTTCACCTTGTTCATCCATGCGCCTGCCCGCACATACCAGGGCAAGGCCGAAAAGGAAAAGATCGACCAAGTTATCCGCGGCATGATAGTCGTGCTGCCCGGGAACATAGCTTAAGGAGACTACCATGCAATACGAAGATATGAGAGAACCCGAGTACATGGGTCGCATCGCCCCCAACTGCCACATGCAGCTTCCCATCCTGTCAGCTATCGGCAAGGGACCGAAAGGCGATCCCGGCGATACCACTACCGCTATGCCTACCTTTGCCAATCCGGCAGAATGGAACAGCACGCGCACTTACGAACCGCTCACGATCGTTCTGCATGAGGGGAATTCGTTCACGTCAAAGCAGTTCGTACCTAAGGGCATTGATATCAGCAATGAGGATTTCTGGGCTGAGACTGGGAACTACAATGCGCAGGTAGAGCAGTATCGACAGGAAGTGCTCAGGTTCGATGAGCGGATTAACGAAAACACTGATAGCATAGAAAATCTAAAAAACGATGTTACAAAGTTATTCGGCATTTCATTCGTAGGAAATTATGGAGCTCTGGAAAACGACAGTTCTGTAAATTGGCAAGAGATTATCAACGCAATCGCGGAAGTATCCAACACAGTAGACTTCGGTAATGGTCAATGGATCATAAACGAGGAACTAGACATTCCGGAAAACATAAAACGAATCAACGGAAATGGCGCTATTATCAAAACGACTGAACATGCTGATACATTGCTTACAATCACAAGATCTAATCCTGATTATGTAGCAAACAGATATATCTTTGTCATTTCTGGAATTTCGTTTTACGGTGATTTCAATGTTGATAGATATATCTACTCAACATTGTCCCAAATTGAATGCATTGATTGCACATTCAAAGATTTCAACGACATGGGCGTAGAATTCCGTGGTGCCGGTGCTGTTATAGGAAACTGCAACTTCATTATCAGCGCTAAAACAACGCCATTCGTAAACACAACAACGGGCGCGTGGATTCAAACAGACGGTAAAATACACGGCTGCAAATTTTTCGGATTGCATATCTGCATCGACACTAATGATAATAATGTCATCACAAATAATTATTTTTGGATTGGCATGCTAACAGGTCTTAACTATTGCCTAAACGGGCATGACATTAGCGGTAATGATATTGTTACGGGTATTACATTTAACAACAATGAAATTGACGGTTATCCGTATTGCTTTAGAAATGTTGCAGGCACAATACAAAACAATCTGATCCTATTCAATGGTGCAGAACTGTATTATCAAAACCCGTGGACGATTTTTGAATTCACGTTGAATTCGTTCAAAGTATTGGATTTTTCCTTTAATACCGTTGACTTCGTTTATGGTTTCCAGCATGAAACACATACATTTTTGATTCACGGTGAAAGAGCTTCAGCGGGCGTATACGAATACACTTCAAAAGATAATATAGTGTTGAACTCGCGCAATGAAGTACTTGAAAATCTTTACGTTGGTTTTGGTTGCGCAAGTCAAAAGTATATCAGGCCTAACGGGTTGCATTTATTCGTAAAAAGTGCAGTAGGAATTAATATTTACTATGAAGAACTTTTCAATTACCAAGGTAAATATGCAACTTATCTAGCAGATGTCTCTAGTGAGCTTCAAATGAGCATTGCAAACATTCAACATTCATCCGCCTACGTGCAAGTACCAACAATTCACAAATTCACTGATGATGAAACGTTGTTCATCGATAAGATAAGACGTGGTGGAGCATTGAACAACATTTTTTCAAAAGCTACTAATTGTCTTTTTGAGTTTGTGCCGATTGCACCTGAAAACATTACAGATACCGACGTTGTATTAACGGTTGGAAGGTACGGAGTTACAATAGCTTAGATTGAAGTCATCAACACAAAGTATGCAATTAAGAAAGAAATCGAATATGTGAAACAGATCATCTGCTAAACTCCCATCGGCCTCACACGCCAGCCCTCGCCCCATGCACTCCCGGTCATGCGCCGGGTATAGTGTAACCAAACGAAAGAAGCCCACTATGTCCACGTTCAAGCATCATGAGTTCAACGAGAAGCAGAAGAGCCAAAGCGATATCATCGTATCCTCTGCCGAGGTATTCGAGAACTTCATAAACATATGCTGTCCGGATAGCCGGGAGAAATCGCTTGCCAAGACCAACCTTGAGCAGGCTGTCATGTGGGCGAACAAGGCAATAGCCATCCATGGATCGGAGGAGGAGTAATCATGTCATTCAAGGAAGCAGTGAAGAACGTGATGAAAGGCGGCAAGCACGACAAGAAGTCCGCTGCTGCAATCGTGGCGGCCGCCAGCCGCAATGCATCACCGGCAGCCAAGCGCAAGAATCCCAAGCTGAACCGGGTGAAATAGGGTATAATGCAATTGCCTTGCCAGGCTTGTGCAAAGCTCCTCCCAACCTCAGAACCCGCAAGGGTTTAATGCAGGCGGAATCCCCGTGGTTCCCCTGCATTCTTTTATGCTAGAATATATTTAGCTCCAATCTTGCCGTAGCCACCTGTTCGCCCAGGTGGCTTCTTTTTGCTACAATGAAGCCTGTCATAAACCATTGGTATTAAGAAGGCTAACATGGCAGAGCAACTAGATATGCACCCGCCGATCTCGAAGGGAATGAAGCCCTATGATTTCGTGCAGCAGGTTTACTACATGCAGGAAAAGGTTATCCTGGAATTCGATCCTACTGATGACAAGTATCGCGAGGTCCTGTTCGAGGCTAACCTCATCCTCCAAGAATTGCAGAACATCGAGGACTGGACTTGGCTTAGGGAAAAGCTCATTCTGGGACCATGTCACAGTGTTCCCGGTACCATCCCTGAGTGGAAGCTACCCGACTGGGTCTACAAGGTGAGCACGCTCAACCATGATTCCATCAAGCTCATGAAGCCGATCGGCATGCACCATGAATCCTTCGGTTTGCCTGGTCGCTTCATTCCCTACAGCGGCATGTGGCTGGATACCAAGAACTACATCGACGTACCTCTGGCATCCTCCGGCGACAACCAGTACCACAAGGAGCGCGTGGTAACAGGGTACGGTGCTGTCCATTTCCCAGAGGAGCCGTTCCCTGCAGGCCAGTTGCGCGCTATCCGCATGGGTGACACGATCACCTTCAACCGGCCGCTCACGCCTTTCGAACAGCAATTTATTGCTACCATAGACGTGCAACGCAAGATCCCGCTAATCCATGTCTGCGATGAAACCTGCACAACGGTAGACGGCGACCGCGATTTCAATTACAGCATCACGGAAACCCATGATTTCGTGAAGCCTTGCAGCAAGATCGAGGACAAGATACTCGTGGATATCCCTGATCCCAATTACCTCGTCATGGCTACCGCAGCCAGGCATGCCGAAGGCTCGCCTCCCGCGCTTGCCAGGGTAGCAGGCTTACAGGACAATGCGCAGAGAATCATGTCGCAGATGCGTCAGAACGACTCCGCTGCCACTGATTCTGATTGGCAGGATTGGGAAACTCCTGGCTACGTATCCGTATACTAGGCGGTGAACCATGGCTAAAAAGAATTCGAGCAAGACGGCTACAGAGAAAGCCATACAAGCTTCTGAGCCTAGAGTCATGACATACCGTGGCTGGCAGGGCGTCAACTTCGTAGATGCCCCGCTAACTTGGAATCCCTTGGAGATTGGGCAGAACAAGTTCCGGCAGACGGATCTCCCGGATAACTTCTTCATGGTGCAGAATAACCTGATTACCACGGATACCCAGGCTATCGAGACTCGGTATGACAGCATTCCTGTAGGCAAGCTGGATGACTATTCTGTATTCACGCAATGGAATATGGACGGCACGGTAGAGCAGATTACCATTGACGATTACAAGGAATCGTATAATTCCATTGCCTTCACCGGAGTCTCCGGTATTTACAAGGATTATGTTTTCCAGGTAGTTCGCTTGTCTGATCCTGTTTCTCCTAGCGCTAATCCAGATATGTTCATCGATATGATTGTCTACCACAGCCTGAACATATCCACATCTGAAAATACAATTAATCATTGGTATATCCTCAATGCCAACGTTAGTGGTGTTCAACCACTGCAAGTTGAAATTTGCGAGATTGGATTCTTCGAAGAGAATATCGTGGCAACTGCTCGCGATCACAAACCTACCGTTCCCGAAGGATTATTGCTACTTGCAAAAATCAAAGAGCAGGAAGACGAACGGCCTAGCCTCAAATTCATGGGGGTCGACTGGTTTAATAACCGAGCAGAAGTAACTAACATCATTTGTGATACCCCCAAGATGATGAACCGTCCTTCTGCTGTCCCAGTTATTTCAGTTAAAGGTATGAAGTCTTGGGATCCTGCTACTCATCAAGGACAGACTCCTCCTGAAAGCACGCCGGTTCGCGTGGAAGTTAAGTTCTGTTACACGAACAGGCTTGGGTCCACGCTCACGCATACCGATCCCATGACCACTACGATGTATGTGGAATACTCGCCTGCTCTGTGGACTACCGCAAGATATATGATCATCTCTCCATCAGTTAATGAAAACTTGCTTGACGTTCTTTCGATTACCGGCGTCGATCTCTATGCAAGAGATAACGAAAATATAGATTGGGTTTTCATTGGTCATGTGGATGTCAACCTGTCACAAGTTACATCCACATCTGCGTCAGCTCGCTGGAAATACAACTGGTACGGCAACATGACCGACATCACCCAATGGCTTACAGCGCAGCTCATGGTGCCTACGGACAATACAACCCATGGTCCTGATGCCACGCATTTCAATTGCCATGATTCCCGTATGTACTACTGGGGCATGCCGAGTAAGCCGTATCGCTTATGGATCGGCGGTAACCCAGGAGCCGAGTTCTCGGTAGCCCGTGGTCTCGGTGGTGCCTGGGTGGATATCGAGCCTGGTTCAGGTTACGATATCAAGGGTACTGCTAAATGGAAGACGGTCAGCGGTGCCAACATTGTTACGATTATGTGTGGTAATAACAATACCACGAAGATCAAGAGATTCAATCTCGTGGAAACCAACCTCACGCTTACCAACGAGGTAGCTTACAAGAGCTATATGTATGAGGAAGTTTCCAATGTTGTGGGTTGCAATAGCCGCTGGGGTTACGGCGTGTATACCGATGGTCTGTACTCCCTCAACCGCTACGGCCTCATGCTCACCACGATGGCTATGGAATACAATTCCCAGATGAAGAACCAAAAGGTTTCCGATGTCATCGAACCTATATTCACCGAGCGCCTTGGCAAGCGCTTGCGCGATGGGCGCATGGTATGCATCAATGATGTGATATACATCGCCCTAAGCGAAGAGGCGGAAGACGCCACCGAGGATCCTATCGGGCTGGACAACGTGATCCTCTGCTACGACCTGAACCTGAAAGCCTGGTACACGTGGACACATGACCAGACGTTGAACCAGGAGCAAGATCCTGACAAGATCCTGCATATTTTCGCAATCGACAGCGATGAATTCCAGGAAGGCCTGGGTTCCGTTACCGAAACCGAGGTTCGTCTGTACCCGGTTACCGGCGTGCAGGATGCCACGGTACCCGAATTTACGGTGCTCGTGGAATCCGGCGAGCTCGCCCCCAGGCAACCCATGCAGGCATTCTGGTATGTCCAGCAGCTTGAATTCCGGTTCGATTACTTTGTAGGTAACCCCGACGAACCTGCCGAGATCTTGGTTGAAGGCGTCGATTACTACGGTCGCCAGTTCAAGATAACCAAGAAGCTGAACATTAAGAGCCGCAATTGGCAGGTTCGCAATGATAATGGCGAGACTGGCGAGCGGAGAAGCTATGTCGAATGGGTACGTATCGACAAACTAGTTGAATCCTTCCGCATCAGGATCAAAGGCAAGGCTCGTTTCAGGCTCACGCATTTCAATGCTAATGTATATCAGCAATCCGATACAATCGGTACGCCTTACGGCTTCGATGCTAGGGATACCTATTACGATAAGAACGGTGATGATCATGAGATCCATCACTATATCGAAGACTACAACAACCTTAGAAGGGCGGTGGTTTCCTAATGTGCGGCTTTCAAGATGTGTTGAGCAACGTGATGCCGATCGATTGGCTGGATCCATATGGCCGGACTCCGTTCGCCAAGGATGCCGAGCTATCCGTTGACATTACTATCGTTGAGACAGAGGATGGCATTCGCGCCAGATCTGTCAAGAATCCCCCGACAACCGGCGGTGACCGTTTGATGGATGCTATCAAGAACGCATTAGGAGTCGGAATGATAGATTGCATGGATCCTTGTGAAACAGAGGAAAATAAAACTATTTCACAAGAACAAAATTCAGGTAAAGACAATCAACAAAAAAAATCTAATCAAATTGATGATAAGTCTTTCGAACATAAAGACCCTGATCGTTTATCTCAAAATCCTTTGGAGGATGAGAAACAAAAGAGCGCATAAATTTTCCGTTGGCTTTAAATTCGCAAATAATACTCGTATCGATGGCGTTCTGTATTTCAGCAGTAACGCCATTTCTTTCTATTATGTTGTTTAATTTTTGAGCACACACACTTGAACAACAATCTGTTTTCTTGTTTAGTTTCAATGAGCTTTGTGATACCGGTCTGAAAAAAATTTTGCCGCATTGAGGACAGCGAATTTTCAACCATTTTTCTTTTCCAACAAACTCTGGTGTATAATATTCTTTCTCAATCATTGTCTTTGTAGGGTTTAATGCATGAATTGCTTTATGTCCTGCATTGTTTACAATAGCTAGATTTTCGATTCTGTTATCTGATTTGTTTCCATTTATATGATGTACATGCGCGTTGTGGGGTAACGGTACTCCAATAAATTTTGCCATAACCAATCGATGTTCGGGAACCCATGCATCAATTGTTCCATAGATACCTTCTTCATCTTGGACCGTTGTATATCCGCGATTATTAACGTGCTTATTCATGCTTCCTCTTTTCAAAATCAATGTCGCAGTTCTCTGCAAGCTATTATACCAGGAGAAACAGAAAGAAATATGTTTAATGGCCATATTCGTAAATCTGATACAATGAAGCCATCAAGCTCTGAGGATTCTGAGCGACAGGGATCGCAACCCTGGTCCTCAGGGAAGTCGCCCAAGGAACCTGCCGATAAGTCGAAGGAGAAGGACGCAAAGGAAAAGGCCCCCAAGTTCTAGACACCTGGGGGCCTTCCCTTTACCTGCTATTTAAGATACGCCTTCTCGTACATATCCAGGAAGTCCTCGAAATCGATGGTAACGTACCATGGTTCCCTATCTCTGTGGTGAATGACGATAGGCGTTTCGTCTTTCCCTGAATCTTGAATGCTTTGCTTAATTGCTTTGCCAAGGTTAAGTCGATTGACGTTTTTAACTTCGATGTGATATCCAGGTAATCCGATAACGTCTGGGGAATCTGGTCCGCCGGAATACTGAACCCCACGACGAGCTTCGATTCCGAGTCGTTCACGGATGCGTTTTGCAACATACCGTTCTCCACGTTTACCTCGTTCCCTTGAAGATTTCCCGCTCAATTTCTTCCTCGATTCTCGAACAATCACCAGATACCTTGCAGCATGCATATGAGGCAACACAGCAGAATACTGCAATTCCGATAGCGATTCCACTTGCTAACATAGTTTCATCTGTCCTTCTACTGGTGGCATATCAATGCTTAGCCACACGATCTGCCTGGTATCCGTCGTGCACATGATGAACTCCTCGATGCTCACCAGTTCGCCTGCCATCACGGATTGCATGAGCAGCATGTGGTTCCAGTGCACATCGTCCTCGTTCTTAAAGCTGCCCATGTACCTAGCTTCCATGCTGCGGAACAGGCAGCGGTCGCCACGGTTCAGGATACCCTGGCCTCTGCGGATGCTATTCTTGAACATCATAGCGACCACGGTCTTCGTTGCGCTTCTCGCATGCTCTCATGATATGGGTGATATTATCGCATCCAACGAGATGAAGCATATTGCAAGTAGCCATAATCACGTCGGAGCATTCCATGACAAGCTTGCCGAAATCGCCTTTGTAATTATTCTTTTCAAGCTTCTGCGCTTCAGCGAAAACCTCGGCAGCTTCTTCCATTATCTTCAAAGCCTGATCTACCGGTTCTAGAAGATTCGTTATTGGAAATGTGCGAACGGTTCCTATCTCCATGTCAGCCTCATTTCTCCTGGAACATTTTGCATTTGATTCCATTGAGGAACAGATTCCTATGCTTCCATCCAACCTCGGAATCGTTGACCACGAGCTTCAAGCGAACCGCGCAATCCTTGGTGGGCGTGTTCGGTTTCTTGAGCTTGCATCGATCGCATTGCTCCTTGAGCTTGTCGATCTCGCGGGCGTGCTTGACTTCCGGGCGATCTTCGTCATCGGGCATCTTGTGGATGCTCATCTCCACTACCATTCGCTTCCTCCTTGCCTGTCCCTAGTTGCATCCATTCAGGCTCGACGTATTCTATCTGAGCTTCGAGCCTTGTAGGTTGCACCTTCCTACCACCACAGCGTTCGAGGATCATCTGGGCTGCCAGGTTGCGTTCCTTGCGTTTCGCGTAATTGGATCCGCAAGGCTGGGTACCCACGTACACCAGAGCCTTCGCCATAGCTATTACGGGGGGGTCACTGGGTACGACTTGTAACTGCTGTGCTTGCTCATAGGATAACACATCTTCCAGGGCTGCGCCGATGATATTTGCATATCCATCGCGCTTATCTTCCTCAGGTACCGTGCCGTCGATTCTCAGGGCTATGGTTCGAATGAGACCCACATCCATCTCGAACACAGCATTGAAGACCATGCATGCCACGGTGTACTGCTTGGCGTTGGTTGCGATTTCCCTAGACCTGACTACATCGCCCATGGTCTTCATGAGGCAGGTTTCCGCGAGGTAGTTGTCGAGTGTAGTATCGTAGCTACGATGACTCTGAACTATGCTTACGTTTGTTGTATCTGTCGTAGTATGCTTGTCTCGCTCGCTCACGTCTCAACCTCATGTTCTCGTTCGTTCTAGGGTTTCTCGCCTGCCCTGCTTTTAGGTCATCCTTCGGCAATCTCATATTGTGCCAAGTTGGAAGCTCGCCACGTTCTGCTAACCATTCGATTCTTAGCCTCAGATTATACGGCGGTCGATTCTTGTAAAGCTTAGGCGAGATCGTGTATATCTTCTTGGTGAGCTTCTTGCCTCGAATAGCTCCTTCTTTCTGTATACGGCTGCTGTAATATGCAAGGAGCTTAGGCAACCGTCTTAGCTTTGTTTGATCTTCTTTCGATCTCGAATCAGCTGGATGACCGTATAGACACTCGTACACCATTCCGCATGTGAAGCGCCGGTAGTAACCTCGCGTGTCTTTCTTCCATTCATCTGTATTCACCTTCACTTCCAACCATTTCCTCAGCAAGGATTCCAGCTCGTAAATAACCGTGTCCGAATAGTTCTCCCATTTACCAGGACCTTCCAGGTAACCCGGTGTCACAGGACCTTGAGGATCTAGCGGATCATGCACCGGCAAGTCCGGTATCTCAGGAGTGTCGTCGAAGCTGAATACCCAGTCGCCATCATCCGTAGTAGTAAACCCCGCCATCGGTCTTCTTCTCCTTCCGTCTGTAGGTAGCAGGGATCCAGCTATCGTTCGATTCCTCCGAATACGAATCGTCATAGCTCTGATCCCAATCTATCGGCATGCTGCCATCCGAATTAAGCCCAAGATATTGTATCTCCTTGATGCCCATAACAGCATATCTAGTAGCATCCATCATATGAGAATACTTGTTATGCATGGGCTTCGGTGCCCAGTCATCCGATTTGCTGAGGCGCTTGTACTCGTAGTTGTTGAAGCATTCCATCAGCCAGTCGCAGTTATCCGAATTGATTATCATGTTCGGTATCTGCTCCCTGACTAATTGGATGCCTCTGTCAACACGCTCCTTGTCCAAGCTATGCCAATTGATGTTGGGATATATCTGCTCCACTTCCTCCTTTGGCGTCATGGAAGATGCAGACCTCTCGGAATCCCAGGGCAGTATGCCCATTCGAATCAAATGGAAGTACGGCTTCTTGGCTATCTCTGCCATAGCCTGCACCAAGCTGATTCCCCTTGATTCGAATACATCGTATATGATCATCCGGTTGTTGATGTACTGGTAAATCACGGCAGCAGTGCTATCTGATTCCTTGCCTTTGGATGCTATATCGAAAGCAATGTACACCGGCTTCTGTGTGTCGAGGTTATAAGAACAATAGCGCTTCTCCCGTACCAGTTGCTCGATTGCCAGGTATACGAGCCCGGCATTAACAACGGTAAAGTCACAAAAGTTTTCCTGTCTGAAGAGATTGTCGTTACCATATGCTCGAATGTATCTGTCGCGCAGCTCATCGATTTCCTCCCTTGTGTACAGCTTATTGCCTTGCCTGTCGGTGGCATCGGCAATCGTTATCTTGTCCACATAGCAATCTCCATGCGCACCAGGGAAATCATCAGGATCGTCCATTCCCGTATACGTGCGCAGGAGATCGTAGTAGACGTTCTTCAAGCCACGAGGCGTGCCGTTGAAGTTGACACTCAGATCGCCGGTCATCTTGAGCTTGCGTTCCCAAATAGGCGTAATGTACTCGAAGGCATTGGGTCTGTAGAGACTAGCCTCCGATATGTAGAACTGATCATAAGACGAACCGATGATGCCTTCATTGTTCAGGAATCCGATGAACTTGATACGAGTATCCGCCTTGCCAGGTGTCCTTGATTTCATGTACACTTCTTTGGCGGTATCCTTCGGATCGATTAGATCACTTGGATAATCTTCCCAGAAGGTGCGACCATCTATGTACTTCTTAAAGATATTGTTAGTGACCCAGATGTTGTCCAAGCCGACGTAGGCTATTTGCAAACCGGAGTGATTGTATCCTTCCTTCAAGCAAAACTCCAAGTCATCGGTATCTTTTCCTAGCTGGCGTCCCCAAAGCTTGAAGTAGTAATGATACTTGCCGGAGGTGCGGCGCTGCCATGCTCCGATCTGGTAAGGATATGGTTCGTAGTATAGCGGCAACCGCACTCTCTCAACAGTCATTAGTACAATTCAACTCCTTCAACTTCTGCTCGCAATTCAAGCATATGCGCATAAGACAGCATGGCATCGTATTGCTCGCGAAGCATCCACATGGGACAAGTTGGTGTGAAATCAAGAGTGCCTGCTTCTTCCTTGAGAAGAATTTTATTTAGCTTCTCAATTCGCTCGTCGAGCTGCTGGTATTCCTTGATCATACGTTTCTTGTAAGCCTTCATTTTATTCCTCCGGTTTCTCTGGTTCCATAGCTTTCCGTTGACCGACTTCGTCAAGCATCTGATGATGCAATTGGCTCATCTTCTCGCCCCAAGGCTTGATGCAATCCGCTACCAGGCCAGCCTCGAACAGCTCCTTCTCGCTGGTAACCTCGTCTGCCTTAGGCATCAGGTCTGCAAAGTAATCCTTCATGTCTTCCTTGCAGAATTCCTCAAGCTCGAAGGTCTTCACGATATCCAGGATATTCTTGTAGACCTCGATGGTCTTCTGCTGGAGCTGCTTGTAGTATTCCATGCGCTCCCGCATGATCATCTCGGAGTCGAGCATGTTGCCCCAAAACTTGTAGGCAGCGGCTCGCAGATTGATCAGGTTTTCCACTCGCCCTGCTACCACGACCTGCACTTCCGCCGTGTTGATCATGACCTGCTTGATGTTACCAAACGTCTCTTCAATCGGCGGAAGCTCCGGTTGCTTGAAGTTCTTCCTGGTATTAATTGTCTTTACCTGTGCTGCTGATTTGCGTGCCATGTTACTTTCCTCCCTTGTTCTTCTTGTCTAACATCTTCAATGCTTCTCCGATGCTCGTTGGTTCCTTCTCATCCTGAGAATTGCCATTACCGGTCTTCATATCGAGAGCTGGCCCGCTGCTACCCTGGCTTGCTGATACCTGCGCTTCTGCCTGTTGAGTTTGCTGAGGCTGGCTTTGGAAGCGCTTGGCAATCTTGGAAGCCTGTGCAGCTACGGCATCGAGATTAACGTTGTAGCCGATCTCCTTGCCGTTGGTATCCCGGATCTCATGGCCTTCGAGTAATTCGTCGAAGATGGCCTTGGTGTTATCGTCCATGGCCTGCCACTTCGGATAGAAATCCATGAGCCTGGCAGTCGGTGCAGCCTGGTTCATCAGGTCACGTTGCTTCTCGTTAACGGCTTTGCGAAACTCGAAGTCAACTCCCTGGTTCCATGCCTGGATGAACTGCTGCATCTCGGAGCGGGACTTGAAATAGTAATTAGGATCCCGCTCATCCTGCACATCGGGATTGCGGAACCTTACTTGCCCGGTCTGCTCGTCTCGCACGGTTAGCTCGGCAGCGGAATAGTAACCGATGTTCTGCTCATTGAATTCCCTGCGAACCTCGGAAGCAGCATTGCGCTGAATGTTTCTCAGGAGGTCTTGCTTGTAAGCATTGAAGTCAATTGCCTCGATGCTATCTGAAGATCCTCCATCATAATCATTGTCTCCTCCGTCGGCGCTAGATTCAAAGGAGCTTCCATTTTCACCATCATCAACGGACTGATTGGATCCATTAGATACATCTTGCTCGATGGATCCGTTGTCTTCCAGATTCCCTTCGCCTCCCACATCGCTTTGAGCTGCTTCTCGGTTAGCCTGGTTAAGCATCTTGAACGCCGAAGCCAGATCAATCGGCGTAGTTGCTGCATCAGTTTGAGCCAATGGATTCTGATCTTCCATAGGAGTTTGCTCATTACTCATCCTCGTCCTCCTCGTTACCTTGCATCTCGGCTATCTGCACCAAGGCGTTGAACATATTGATGAGCCAGTGATCCCGCATGAAGTTGTACACGATCTCCTTGCGGTTATCACCGTACTCGGGTGCCTTGCCTATAAGATGCTCTACCACATCTGCCATCTCCTCGTATGAATCGCAATCGAGGATCTGGTCCTGCTTGCTGAACTTGTATTTACGGAGTTGTTGAGCGATGTACTTGAACTCGGCGATCATCATCTCGTCGGTGATCGGATCTTGGAAGCCGAGGTTGTTGTACATCTGCTTCATGTCTATCCAGGTTTGCTCGAATGCCTCGTCGCGGAAGAAAGCCTGGATAACCAGTTCCTTATCTACCATGATGCATCCTCGATTCCGAGATGCTTGTTCATCGCCTTGCGTTTGACAGCGCGATCCTTGGCGTCCTCTTCGATCTCTTGGAGTACCTGATGCACCAAGTATGGGTCGCAGACCAGATGTCCGCAGGCGTACCATACATTAGGTTGATCTTTAAATAGCTTACGGTACTTTTGATAATACTGATCGCCTGCCTGCTTGAGCAAGTCGGAAACATTCGGATAGCGGAAGTGTTTCCAAAGATAACCCGATTTCCCTTTAAACGTGACCACTGTCGCCCAGTCGATACCGGGTCGGAAGGAAAGCATTGGATTCTCTTTAGGTACCGACGCCATGCCCTTGACCCTTCGCTCGCTACGTTCCTTGATACGATAAGTCCCCGTCGTGTAATCATGATATGTATCAATCTGGTTCTCATGGGATACCTCTCCGCCGGATACATCGTATACCTGGTCAGTTTCGCGATTAATATCGAAGGTGCGCTCGACTACCTCAAGCTCGGGGCCAAGGTCCTCGTCGTACTTGACGAGCCGGTATCGCTCGGGCGCAAGCTCTGGTGCCATGAGAATCGTCTTATCCATATAAGGAAGCAGGGGATCGTTGATCCGCTTGACGGGTTTCTCTGCTTCCTTCTCGTCCACGGCTTCATGGACAGCCTCGCGAACATCTTTGATAAGATCAATATTATCCTTGGTCACATTGATGCCGAGCTCTTCTGCCTTCAATGCGTTGCTAACGGTTCGCTGCAATGTCGGCCAGTCCATCCCGGAGATATCGATACCTAGTCGATCAGCCTCCTGGATGCAGGCCTCCTTGTTACGGTATGCCATAAGATATCCTTTCTTTGATATGACTACAACATGATGACAAGCCTACCACAACATGAGGATAAAAAAAAGACCACACCCCCGAAGGAGTGTGGTCGATGATTCCAAGGTTATTCTTTAACAAGATACATATTACCGTTGCGGCAGAAGAACTTGATACGGTCCTCGTATTCGTGCATCACCTTGATAGCTGCGGTTCGCACGGATTGCATGTTATAGTGATCGTATCCTTCGAGCCGGACGACATCGAAATCTGATTCATCGAATTCCTTGAAATCCCTGCGAACTAGTTCGATTGGTCGTGCAAGTTCTTCCAGCTTGGCTTCCTTGATTGCCATGTTACATAGCCTCCTTAATCACCTTGGTCTTAACGTCGTTGCCGGATACCAATCCGCTGAGCCTGCGGTGATTCCAGTCACCGGGCATGCACTTCGCAGGATCCCTGTGACTCAGGTAATCATAGTATGCGTTGATGAATCCAAGACCAGTATTGTGGAACTTCTGGTTATCCGGTGCATCATAGTAAACGTCTATGAATTCTTCACGCATCTTGTCAATGCGCTCCCTGGATGTCTGTTCCCTTGTACCACCAGGTTTCGGATACGGGAACAGCATAGGCACCAAGGTCTGCTTGAGATCGTACATGCCAACCCGCTTGCTGCGAGCCATGCCGAGGGTTGCACCGAATGCCGAGATGTAGTTCATCACGTTGCCCGTGGCGGTGCTGGCTGCTTCGAGCCTCTGCTTAGCCATGCTGCCATGGCGCACATGCAGCAGGCTATCGGTGTTACCACCCATCAGCTTACGGTACATGTTTTGGCATATGATCCTGGTAGGCACCATCATCAACGCGCAAGGGAACATGCCATTGAAGCTGTTGGTGCACATCACGTCGAAGTCCCAGTCATCGCCTTCGAGCATTTGCTTACGCATGCGGAGCACCATGAACACGAGTCCTTGCTCCGTCATGCCTGCATTCGTGATGATTCCACCGGCATCGGTGAACGGTTCTAGCAAGCTGAATGCCTGCATGTTCTGCACGATACCGTACTGGGATGACACGCATCCGAGGATCCTGTTGTCATGTTCGCGCAGGTTCACCTGCACGCCAGGTACAGTATCGTAGCTGACGATCGATGGATATATCGGATCCTCGATCTCAACCTTGGCTTCCTTGGCTACCACCGTGAAGTCAAGCTGACTGTCATGCAGGGCTTCACGGTAATCGGTCCACTGACCGCTGGTGCCAATGCCGATCCAAGGAGCTTCGCGTTTAGGATTAGTTAATACAAGATTAGTCATTAGCCATCTCCTTTTAGTTTTCGATTATTCAAATACTTTTTCTTTGCCAATTAGCTTTGCCGGATTCGTCCATGAATCAACTTTCTTATCCAATTCGGCAATGAGTCTTGAAGCTGCATCCCTGCTGCTAGCATAATAAAGTTTACGACTCTCGATAGAGCGACCCTCGCAATCGAGAGTGTCTTGTTCAATAATGTAAACATACATTGAACTTTCCTTACTTCTATAAAAATTTATCCTATATTATTTTTCAGCCATTCGAGTTGTGCGGTTCCGTCATAATCGCAATGAGCGCCGTAAAGTGCACAGCTATCGCAGAATCCATCACATGATATTTTCGATAACGTCTGTGCCGCCCTCTCTGGCGAACCGAACAGCTCAAACCATCGTGAGCCGTTGTTTGCTTTGAGCATCATGTTTTCTCGTGCATAGTCCTCGGCTTTTATCTTCTCGCTTGCCCACTTGTCAGCTACTTCGTTAAGCGAGTCTCGCAGGCTCTCGATGGTGTCGGCGGCTTCGCGCATCTCAGCGACGCTCTCGAACAGGTCTTGCCGAGCGGGGAATCCCTGGTTCACAGCCCCGTTCGCGAGTTGGCGCAACCTCTCAGCGTACTTGCGCAGGCTGTCAGCTTGCAAACTCAACATGCTCATCGCTTCGCCGCCTTTTCGATAACGTACCTGCGAGCCGACTCGCCATCCTGAAGAATCACCGCCGCGTTGTACTCGCCAATTAACCACGAACCGCACTTGATGGTTGCAGCAAGCATGATTCCCATGTCACCAGCCTTGGAAAGCTCCGTCATCGCTGCATCATAGGCAGATTTGGCTATGTCGTGCGCATGGTCGGCGCGTGTCATCTCTCCACTCATCGCTTCACCGCCTCCCGCAATTCATCTATTATATCCATGCATTTACCTCCACGACGATTTGATCCACCCTGTCCTTCAAGATCTTGCCGAGTTTTATGCGTGCCTTGTCTGCCTCGACTTCTACAGCTTCCTGGTCTTTTTCGTCAGCCAGGCACCAGTGGATGCATTTGTACACGGCGCTCGGAAGAGTCGTTGGATAGTTGCGACAAGATATCCATTCACCTTTACCTTTGAGCACGCCGTCTACAACTTTACCCTTGGACCTCTGGAAGATCTCGAAGTCCATGCTGTGTCCTTTGATCATGAACTCCTTGCCAGTTGTCTTGTCTTTGATTACAATTTGCATATCGGTTCCTCCTGTCCGGACCGTCTGCTTGCGAGAAGCCCCGGTGTCTCCTATCCACCGGGGCTTCTCAGTTTACCGATTACATATGACTTGATAGATATCTCATTTGGTTCCTGACTTGGCTTGCCTTCTTCTGGTACTCGTCATGCGTCTGCGCGAAATCTGCCAAGCAATTGCTCAGATGCTTTAGTTCCTCTGTGGCCCTGTTGGTAACCTTGGTCGCTTCGATTACATCCTCGCTGAGTTTCGCTATATCCTCAGGTGGTATGCCTTTGATCTCATTTACCATCTGCGGGGTAATTGCATTATTTTCCATTGTCACCTCATTTCAACATGAACACATTATCCTTGCCTTGTTCGGCAATGTAGTCCATGTATACTTGTTCCTCCGTGCACTTCGCTTCAAGGCTATTCGAGTTCATCATGAACTCAGTGCACTTGTCTGCTTGCTTCATATAGAGATCAGCTATATCCATGATCAATTGAATCTGGTCATGCAGGTCATCTCTTGTATATTTCTCTGTGAACATAGACACGGGCGCGCCAGGGCAGAACCAGGTAAGCCTCGCCGTTTCGAGATTTGAAAGTACGGCGAAGGACATAGCTATTTGCATAAGTTCCTTGTGCTCCATACGATCCTCGATAATAGCCTTCATATGCTGAGCTGGCTCGTAGCATTTGATCTCCATGATCTCATTAGGAGCATCCTGTCTGATACCTGTATCATCCACGATGAACTTGCCATCCATCGTCACTTCCATTCTGGAAGTTGTAGTGAACTGCGGTATCGTCATGGCATCGGGACTGAACCCTAGTTCGTCTGCACATAGGATGCAGTCATCCCAATGGTAGAACGTGGGTATCGCCTGCTGGTTCCATGAATCCACAGCCCATGGTTCCATCGCATGTCCTCGTGCCGCAGCCTCAACGCTACCCGTGTCGAGGTACGTGTCCGAATGTTTCTGGCACCATAAGGCAGCGAAGCCCGGCATCAACTTGTTCGGGCTTCCTGCTTTCAGGTACCTTTTGTATTCGGCTTGCAGACTGGCTATGTCGGTAGCGGTTAGCACGGTCTGCCTAGCCTTCAACCATTCGGCGCTGACCTCATGATACCAGCGCCGCGTCATCTTATTCCTCCGCCATGTAGATAGGGTTCTCCACAACAAGCTGAATGAAGTCGCGGATATCCTCGGCAGACAAAGTCAGTGGATCGCCGAGAATCGGCGTGTTGATCTTATTGTAGCAAGTTCCCTCGATGAACTTGTCGGCCATGCACCAGTCGATCAGCTCGCCGTATTCATCGATAGCTTCGTTGATCTCCTTAGCTTTATTGAGTTCGTCGGTTTCCTCCATGAACTTCATAGCCTCGGCTACACGGCGGTCGGTTACCGGAGACTCGGGGGCCTCGACATATGGGCGCTTAGTATCCTTGCATTCCATGCGCTCGAATCCCTTGAGGCTCGGGCCTGCCTGGTAACGAGGCTGCTTGCGCAGGTAGTTGAACTGTTCGATGATTAGCTCCAACTTGTCGAGCTGCATCCATACGACGGGAGGCAAGCCAACTTGCTCGTCCTTCTTGACGATGATGCCCTGCTCGAACGTGCACTTGGATTTCTTGATAAGCTTTGCCATGTTGTGTGTCCTTTCGATTTTATTTTTCCCTATCGTATAGAGGGCCGAGCAACCCGGCCCTCCAGTTACCGTACATTACACCAGATCAGAACGGGATTGCTTCGTCATAATAAGCATTACCCATATCATAGGATTCCACAGGCACCTGATTCACCGGAGCTGCATTAACCTGCTGAGGCGCTTGAAACCCCATAGCTGCTGCTGCCTGCTGCTGTGCCTGCTGCATTGCCGTAGGTGCAGGAGCCTGCTGCTGAGGCATAGGCTGCTGAGCTACCGGAGGCGGAGGAGTCTGCTGCACCGGAGCAGGCTGAGGCGCAGGCATGCCGGGCATCTGGTTCTGAGGCTGGCTTAGATCCACAAGTCCCCGTACCATGTTGGCCTCTCCGTCACCGAGGATCGTGACCCACCAGGGACGCGGATGCGCCTGGTTGTACACGCCGTCCTGCGTCTGCACGCGGACGAACTTGCCGAGCATTTCCTCGATGGACACCTGCTCCCTGGTACCTTGTGGATCCAAGGCGAGCAGGCATGCGTTGGCTGCATTGGACTTCGGGCTGAACGTCCAGTTGAGCTCCTGTCCGCTACGTCCGCGGAGCGTCATGCGCAGATTGCGCTTCGGATTTCCATCAGGCCAAGTCTCCGGCTTCTTGGTAGCGTAGTTGATGGATTGGGGGTTGGAGATTTCAACGACAGTACCCTCGATCATCTCCGCGAATCCCTGCTTATCCTTGCTATGATAGTTCCAGCTATTACCAGTGCTTCCACCCTTGAGATCGAACATACTCATGTTCATTCCTTTCTAGTAGTTGATTGCATATACCATGATGTGATCTTCACCACGGTTATAACTATCCATATCTTCCTTGGCATCAAGCCAATTCTTTACGCGCTCGTAATGTTCCCGGACATAGAGATCGTAGTATCTACCGTCATGTTCTGGGAAGTTGTTGCAATGCTTCGCATACATTTCCGTCCACTCTTCATCGAGTGCGAAGCAGATGCACATGGAATCCACCATGTCATCGTTGCGCCTACCGCTTGCAAACGCTTTAGGGTTCTCGATGAAGTCGTGCTGCAAGATATCTTTGAGTTCTTCTTTAGTCCATGTCATTTAGCAATCCTCCTTATCGTTCAACCATTGTACCATCTTATCCCTCAAGGGTTCGTAGGTAGTCACGAATCCCTGATAAGCCGCAGTGCTCTTGTCAGTCTGGAACAGCTGTCCTTTCTCGATCACTTCGTTAATCAGTCTGATGTAGAACTTCGCCATCGGGCGAGTATCGAACCCACGGTTCCAATACTTAATCACACGATCGAACTGGCGAATCCACATCTCTGCACCGTACATGTCCACATCCTGGTCACGCAGCGGATTCGGGTATGCCGTGTTGATATCCGGCGACCAGCGGTTGTCCGGATCCTCCGGTACCATTTGACCCCATCCGCATCTGAGATCTAGCATCACATGCTTGCGGATATCGTAGCCGACCATGATGATGGACATGTCGAAGCTGGACAGCACGGCGAAGATGTTGTTCTTGTACTGCTTGTAAGTGATGTTGACGATCACATCGCCGCGCTTCAGCTTCACGGTTGACAGGTATGCATTGCGCTGCATGCCCTTGTTCTGTACACGCCCGAGCTTCCATTCCTCACCGGGAGACAGAGGCTCGAAGCCGTACTTGAACATTAGCATGTTCGCTGCATACTGCAACTGCGGTTCGGTGTACACGAACAGGTCGATATCGGGATGGCTGTCCCAATGGTCGAAGTTGCAATTGAGCATGCTGGATCCGGTGATGCATCCGTTGATGTCGGTCTGCTTGAGCAATTCGATAGTGTCCTTGATGTCAGATGTCAGGCTCATAGTACCTCCGTTATCTTGTTAAGTTCGAGTTCCCTTGATATGTAGTTGACTATTCCCTCGGGAGTTGGTGGCTTGTGTCCTTTGCTTATAGAAAACGTATACGTGATTCCATGATGCCGTGCATGTATCCAAGTTCTCTCTGGATTTAGAACTTGGATCCGGCAGATCTCTCCTCAATCAGCCAGGTTCTCGTAGCCATCTGCCTCTTGTAGCATTTTCAATGCTTCTTGGATCTCGGCCTCAGTTGCATCGGGATCGTGCATGATGCGGCCGAACTCCTGCTTGGTCAGTGTTTGCTTAGCTGCCGCGCTGGTCAGCATGTCGAGCAAGCTCATCCCACTAGGCATTCGCCTTCTCCTTCCTGTACTTTACGTACTCCTGTAGTTCCTGCCATCTCTGCCATGTCATCTCGTCTGGTTCGATGTGGTTCCATTGCTTGTTCTTCCAGTACCGCAGGCTGTTTCTCCTGTTGCCCACGATATCTATGTGGGCATATGGGAAGTGCATCGTCGGTATTATCTTGTCCACCTTGAACGTGAGATGGAATGACACCGGCACGCCTTGGAACTCTGCTCCCGGTTTCACCAGGCAATGAGTCTCCTGTCTCCATCTGTTCAAAAAGTACATCGTTTCCAAGTCAAGCTCATTGCCATGGTCGCCATCGCAATCGATGACTATGAACCGCGTGCCTTTTAAATTTTCCGCCAGGTATATCTGGTCCTTGTACGCAATGGCATCCGCTATCGTCATGCAACCTTTAGACCATTTGATCATGGGCTTGTTGTCCTTGTTGCATGGTACCCAGCGGTTGCCTATCTCCGGTTTGCTGTTACCGTATGGATGATCAGGGTAATCGTAGTATGCAGTGCTGAAGAACTCCTGGCTCGCATTGCCGAGGACTCTTTCCTTCTGCCTGGTGAGCAGGAAGATATCCTCGTTGCCTTTGCCGTGGTACAAGTCGGACCGGAAGTAACCGTTCCAATAGTTCTCCCGGTCCTTGTCTCGCACATGTTTGCCAGCTTGCAGCACTGCAAACTCAACGTCCGTGAGGTTGACGTGCTTGAGTCCCTGTTCGTACATCCAGAAATAGATAGATCCATCAGGGACTTCTATCATATTTCCTCCTTATTCGTACATGCTATCGACCCAGTTATTGTTGTATACGACCTCGGCTTTAGGTGCAGCTTGCTGCGCCCAGAGTCCATAGCCGGGTACCTTGGTTGCATAGGTATGGAACGCCATGATGCGGTCGATCTCGGTTGACTGCATCTCGTTGTCCTCGATGAACTTAGTTGGATCCTGTTTGCCTTTGAGCCTGTAGCGCTTATCGTCGAACCGGCTAGCACTCGGTGCATCCTGGTCACCGAAGATAATCACGTTGCCCCAGTGCTTGCCGAGTACATGCTTTCTCAGAATTGCATAGAACTGCGTGCGCTCGTTGCAACCACCGATCATGTAACTGAGCTTATCTGGATCTGGAAGCTCGCTATTCGCAGGGAAGAACTCGCTTCTCCAACCTGTGATTATCAAGTCGGCGTTGGCCTGGTGCCTGAGCGTGTCGATGAGGCTGACCATGGTACCGGCAACACCTGACGGAATGGACCCCGAGACATCTAGGATGATCAGGTTGGGTGCCTGGTCGGTGCCTTGCCAGTAGCCTAGGTTGCAACCGAGCTTCTTGTTGTAGCCATCGCACCAAGCTGCGTTCATCAGGTTCAACTTGATTGCGTTGGCTATGTCGTCGAGGAACTGGGGCAATAGCTTCAATGCCTGCAACTGTTCGATGTCCACGTAGTAACCAAGGTCACCGATGTACTGGTCGATGCTCTGCTGTTCCCATTCGACGTGCGTGCTGTCGTTGAAGTCGAGCTTGTCGTCTTCCTCGAAGCCGCCGCCTGTAGTGCGGTACTCTGCATCCTTGGTAACTTCCATGTCAGGGCCCGTCTTGCCATGTGCATCGATACCAGGGTTCTCCCTGTACTTGGCTTCAACTTCAACTTGCCTGGCTTTCACCGGTTCATCTTGCACGACATGCGGCACGTTGATCTTCACTCTGCCATACCCCTGCATGGAACCAAGGATACTAGTCCACTTGATATGCGGAAACTTCTTGTGAAGAGTGCGCCAGAGCACGGCTTTCACCAGCTTCTCGTCAGTCCATGTCCTCGGCTTGATGATGTACGGCACGCCTAGCTGCCTACACTTAGCTGATTCGTTTGGCTCGCAAACGTATAGCTTCGGCAGAGGTATCGTGCCTATCTTCAGTTGGTACATGTTACCTCCTTAGTATGGGATGTCTTCTTTTCTAGCCTCCTCGAATTGTATATGAGACAGAGTATCCTGGATGTCCCTCCATTCGGGCAGTGATTGCAGGTATTCCATGATGTCCTTGAAGCTCATGTTGTCGAAGTTGTTCGTGTTGACTGTCGTGTTGTTGTCCAATGCATCCTTGATCTGCCGTTGAGGCGTGCGCACGGCGTTTACCATTTCCATAATGAGTTCAGTGATATTTGCATCGAACATGGCATTGACTATCTCGATCTTAGTTGCCCTGTCTTTTGGATCTTTGAGCCATTCATACAACTTGGTTACGCGCCTCGGAGTCAGGATATTGTACTGGTCGCTATCTTCCTTAATGAGATTGCATAGGTCAACCCGAGGACGAATACCATACTTATCTTTAAACCAATTACACCAATGATCTGGATCGAACTTCAACTCGATGAACTGGAACCTGTCCCTCGTGCTCGCAGGTATGATGCCCGGACCTGCGACCTGGTTGCTCGCGGCCACGATGAATACATCTGGCAGCTTGCGACCAGACGCCATGATCCTATCCTGGATCAGGGTCAGGCATGCAGACCAGAGCATCGGAGGAGCTTCCAGTATCTCGTCGAAGAATAAGATGTCTCCGTCCTTCAGGGAAGCCATACGACTATCATCGAAGACTTCCAGTTTCTTGCTTTCCTGATCCGGCATCCTAATTCCACTGACCTCCGAAGGTACAGTATTAGACAGGATATACGTGACAACGTTCACTCCTATCTCCTCGGCGAACTCGTAGATACCCTGCGTCTTGCCGATACCAGGTGCGCCTATGAAACATGGTACCATCTCGCGGCGATGCGGGTACATGGTTTCCAAGATAGGTCGGACCATTGCAGTTGATAATTTAGTCACTAGATACCTCCTTCATCCAATCGATTGCCTTGCCCACGCAGTTGTCACAGAAGTACAGGTGCTCCACGCACATGCGTTTAGGTGGCAGGTACTTCGGTACCTTGGCATACCCACGCCTGCCCTGCCTGTTGGCTTTAGGCATGCGGCGTGTGAGTATCAAGTCGTAGCATTCGTCAGGTACTAGCGGCTCTCCGCAAATGCTACAGGGATTCTGGCGACCGTTGCGGCCACGGTTATTCGTCGTCGTCATCGTCTACCAGATCCTCGAATGCTTTGGATCCCTTCACTATTCCATTGTAGTTCGCGAAGAACTTCAGCATGTCTTTGAAATGCTTGCTGCATAGGATCATGTGACCTGCCCGCTGTACTTTCTTGTTGGTGCGCTTCGCCTCTTTGTCGTAATGGTAATCCATGTAGCTCAGGTTAAGGTCACCGACACCTGGCCTGTGACATCCCTTCATGTAGCAGATCCTCTTGCTTGCCATTAGCTGTACCTCCAATTGCTATCGGCTTCCATTTCCTCTATCTCCCTCTTCCGATTTGCGAGGGAGTCATAATGTGCATCGGCAGCTATCGTTATGTCAATGCAAAGCAGGGCAAGCGAGCATCCACTGCACTTGCCCTGCACATTTTCGTAACTACCGAGGCATGGTTTTACTGCATCCATACCTCCTCCTTGATACCGTTCTCCTGCCAGCCTCTATATTTGTTAAAGCTGGCCCAGAAGATAGCGAGCGAATGCTGTGCTTCCTTCTGCAGGCGGTACGCCTGATCGTAGTCCTCGTTGTCGAAGGCTGCGATCATGGCGTTTATAATGGGAAGCGCCTGGTTCTTCTGGGAACGCAGGCGCCTCACATGTGCGGGTGTATGTTGATACGGTTTGCGTTTGCTCACTAGAACCAACTCCTATCGATAGCATTGACGCAATGACGTACCAATGCTCGATCATTGCGAATGATATTGAACTGCACTTCGTCGCAGCTTACCTTGTAGTCTGCATCGTCAGGGTACTTTTGTACCCATTCAAACATGGCTTCTTCGAAATCATGACGCAATGTTTCTACGTCAGACTCCGGGAACTCGGATGCATTGCATGCCCAGCATACATTCACGAGGACCAAGTCATCCTCGTTCTGACATACCAGAAAACCATTGCTGGTTTCTCCTAGCACGTCATAGCCATAGAGGTTGAGATATCTCCTGGCGCCTTTGATTACTTTGTTCCTGTCGATAATTTTCTCATCCATGATTGCCTCCTTACGCTAGTGGATGATTACAACTAAACCAGATACAACGAAGAGTACGACACCAAAAAAGAACTTCGGCAACTTGCCGTCGTCGAACCCCATGTAGGAAATGAGAGAACCACATAACATTCCCAACAATGCTATGATTCCCATAAATACATACATGCTAAACCTCCTTGAACAATTGAATGCGGGAAGCTAGGAGCTAGGAGGCAAAGCCCCTAGCTCCCGCTTCGTGTTAGTTGTTTACGGCAAGTGGATGATGCGTCCGTCTGCCGTTAGGAACATCGAGAACAATGTTCCGTTGATGATCGTCTCTCCTAAATACGTCATGGTAATGACCTCCTTTGCTGGTTGTGTCGGGTAAATTAGTAAAGCAAATCCAGCTAACAGGATTCAGGCGAGAGAAGGATAAAGATTCCTGAATCCTGCTGGCTGGATGCTTCGATAGAATATTACACTGGCGTCTTAGCTTCGCCGCTGCTTCGTTATGCTAAGCTGCTTAGTCTCGATGTCCTTACGCGATGGGGTTTGAATCAGTGACGACACATCGCAGCGAGATACCAACGATATTCATTGCTAGGTTCCTTCCAAAGAAAACTAAAGCAAAAAGAAATCCAGGAATGCTGGGAGCTAAGCGAACCTAGCTCCCATTAGAGATCAGCGGTAGCTTTTTAATCTGAAGCTACCAAAACAGCCTTGTACTTTTTTATTTAACGATGATGTTCCAAGGTTATCCTCATCGTCTCATTACCGAGAAGGTCTTTGGCTTTTGTTTATACATGCTGCCAAAGCCCACATGTTTCCGGTTAACCTATACACCGGAAGGTTTGGTTGCCTATGCGAATGCTGCAGCAAATGCTTCAAGAGCCTTGAGCATGCTCTTTTGCACTTGCCAGTCATTGTTTAGGCAAGCAGCGATCTCATGGTGATCGTACTTGCCTTCGTCGATGTCGAAGACATAGACAGAGTTGAGCGTGCTTACATACACGCAACCTTGTCTGCCTTCACAGCCGAGTGGACATGCATCATTGATCGCACAGATCTTAGATGTATTTCGCACTCCGTCTCGGTCGAGATATTCGATCTCAAGCGACTGATTGGCTTTGATGCTGATTGCACAACGATCGTTGCGTTCTTCAACGTCAAAAGCACAAGTAGTCGGACTGAGATGAATGATATCGACGAGTCTTGCCACATAAGATACATAACCATTAGACATTGCTGTTCCTTTCTCTCGTTAACACAGCAATCAATGCTCGTGTTGAGCACTGGTTGATGGGTTAATTCAAGTAATGGAATAGCGTTGTCTCGTTACGCAGTGACAAGCAGAGACTCGCAATTGCTCGCTCGATCGCATCGGACAACAAGGGAAAAATGGGCCAAAGGCCACTAAGATGCAGCGACCTTAGCGACCTTGGCGACAGCCTCAGCGAACAGTTCAAGACCTCCGAGATAATCCTCGAAGCTGTTGAAACCGTTGTTACCAGATGCCTCGATAACCTTGAGAAAGTTATCGGTTACATTGGATACTATTGCAGCATTGGCATCAGCAGCAGCACGTTTGGCTGTAGCTTTGCCTTCCTCTTTAGCAGCTTGAGCTTTGGCTTCAATAAGAGGTTTTGCAGCAGCGGTTTCCACTTGAGCATCGGTCTGAGTGAATAACTTATCGAACAACGACATGTTAATTCCCTTCTCTCAGGTTTACCTGGTATTTTGAACACTTTTGTGTGCTCGAATATTCCACACTAGATACAATGAATCATATAATCCCAGGTCAGAAGGTATTATTCTCAAATATGGTAGGTACCCATAGGGGTAGAGGATTGTTTGGATTATATGTATGTTTATTTCTTTTGTATCCATCCCACCACAATTTTCCCGGCCACCTAAGGCGCGATGAAAACCGTGTTGCCAGGGGAGAATTGCGCTCAAAAGCACCCTGGACTCCTCATTGTGCGCTAGGAAATAAGGGATTGAAGGGAATGAAGGGATTCAAGGGAATCTTGATTTGCTTTGTACCCGCGTCGGTAAAGAGATGTGGGATTACGAAGAGAGATCTCATCACCGTCCACCATCTGCAAGCACTCAAGGTATCTCGGTTACCAGGTATCTAGGTACAGGTATCCCTAGGTGCAAATTGCTTGCCTTTTTAACAAAGGCTCCCTCACCTGTATCCTTGGGAATTGGTAAGCAAGATGACTCAGGTATCCGCCCTTCCGTTTTGCAGCACAGGTCGAACCGCCTGCATGCTTACTGGCTAATCAGCGCATATAAGCTGCCTGGTATCAAGGAAGCGGTGTGCATGGCTTCTTAGGGCGTTGGCTCCTGCTTGCTTGCCAGAAACCCGGATATTCGACTCGCACCTTTCGGGTGGGTACATTTTGCCGTCCGGGAACAGTCACTCTCGTTAGCAGTTGACATTGTATCTCCAATGCATTAGACTTGTCAATGCCCGGAAGGTCGGTACGCCTTGGTTAGCCCGGGCAATCTGATTCGCGAGGAGTAAACGCCACTAAATGTTTGCTCCTCTTCTTTTTTTCACAGTCACTTGCTACAATTGCTCCTGGTTAACAAACTGAACAAAGGAGCTTGCTATGGCTTACATAGATAACCAGTTCGATCACTTGCATCCTGTAGGCAGAGATCTCAGGACTCCATTCAACCGAGTCCCCGTGTTCTCCACCATGGGCCGCGGTCCCCGTGGCGAGAAGGGCGAGAAGGGTGACAAGGGTTCGCCTGCAACTATCGAAGGCGAGATCTATACGAAAGAGGAAGTTGACGATCTTCTTTCTGATTCGATTATCCTGTTTTCAAAAACGTCTAACAATATCGATGTCGAGACAGAGGCTTCTGGTTTGTCTGTCTTGCTTGTAAGCGATGATAACTACATCTTGTATGATTGCGGGGCGACTCACTCTCAAGAATTCGTTTTGGATATGCTTGTCCAAAATCTTGGAGAAAACAAACTTGACGGCTTGATTATTAGCCATTACCACGATGATCATATAGGTAACTTTGCAAACATTCTTTCTGAATTCTGCGATGAGAATACAAAATTCTATTTGCCGGTTATGCCAGGAAACGCTTCAGCTTCTTGGTTTAATAACATATTCAGCAATTACAATTCAATTGTTTCTCAACTACAACTACTTGGATACGAATACATTTTTCCAATTAACGGTGACATTATCGAAAATGGAAAACAGAAAATTGAATTTATAAATTGCGGAGAAGACTATACGCAGTTCTATGATTCCAATACCTCTGATTACAATGATTACAGTATATGTGTCTATATCGAATCATTTGAAAAAACATTCTTTCTCACTGGTGATGCATCGTATAATGCTCAAGAGCATATGTTAAATAACGGCCTTCTTAAAAAGTGCGATGGGTTTTTAATACCGCACCATGGAGCAAATCCAACTGATTCCTCTAGTGCTCTATTGGAAATCGGTGCTGACATTGGAGTTGTCTCGAATTCCATTAACGTTTACAACAATAGCGCCGTGTCGAGGTTTTCAAATGGAGTAGCCGAGCTATACCTCACATCTGTTGGAGCTGATGTCTATACATGCGGTGGAAATGAAAATATTAAATATTCTTTTAGGGATGGAGTAATCCGCAATGACGTTACCAATATCGTCAATAATGGCAGATATAGCACTCCTCCAAATGACAATGTTGCAATGTGTCTTTTCGTTGATAGTACCTTCGATGGTGAAAGCACCGGTTCAACCGTCAGTCCATACAAAACGTTTCTTGCGGCGTTGAATCACGCTGAAAGATGTCAGGCGAAAACGAAGATTCTATTCTTGTTCGATTATACTGAAAACAATAATATTAAATACAACATCCCAGATTTCACTATTATTGATGCCAACGGTCATAATGTAGAATTTTCTGCTGGGTCGATTCGAGCTGGTCGTGCCGTTGAAATTAATGGAATTAAATTCACTCATCAATTAGGGATATCTGACACAGATAATCTTAACATGAACAATTGTTCTTTCGAATCATCTTCGTCTAGTTTCGGTTTGAGCATTACATCCAGTAATGTCAAATTGAAAAACTGTGATTTCAAAAACAATCAATGCGCTATTTACGAGTCGCATCTTAGCCACGCCGTTATTGAGGATTGCATATTTGATAATTGCGATTATCTTTTCAGAGTTATTGTTGGATCCATTTTAAATCTAATCGTAAGTTCTGATAGCTACAAACCACAATATAATGTTGATGCCTATTCTTATTGGGGAGCGTTTGGCGACATTGTTATCCCCGGTGGGCAGCAAATAGCCTATCCCGTACTGAAGAGCAATAAGAATTTATCAACATATTCGAAAATTGGTTGGTATTACTCTGGAACATTTTCAGAACTATCTGGAGTTGAAGATCTTCCCACTGGAATTGGCGGTGCTTTTATCTTGCATAACTTTATGCAGGGTGGCTCCAGCTATCAGGAAATTACCACATGGACGATCAATAGTTCAACAAATAATGGCAAGTGGATTCGCCAAGGTACAAATGATTGGATCAAAATTATTTAAGAAAGGATAAGTGATCACAAAATGCTCCCAGAATTCATAGACATCTACATGACCCCAGTTCGCGACAACCCTATCGTCCAGGCGATGATGTTCGCCGTGCTGCTGCTCATCCTCGCTGACATGGTATTCGGCGTTCTCAACGCCTGCATGCACCACGAGTTCTCGAGCAAGAAGCTGCGGGAAGGCTTGATGCACAAGACCGGCGAGCTCTTGATCATCATCGTCGGCGTGGTCATCGACGGCCTCATCTTCGCAGGCATTGACATGGGAGTGTCCGGCCCGATCCTCGGCGTGATCCTCGGCTCCATCATCTTCATGGAGATCGGGAGCCTCATGGAGATCGCGGCGCAGTTGAACCCGGATCTCCAAGCCATCAAGGCGTTCAAGCTCCTCGCCACCGTGAAGGAGAACGCGATGCAGGAAGACGTGGAAGAAGGCAAGCATGTCGCTTAACGGAATCGATATAGCGAGTTGGCAGGAAGGCATCAGTATCCGCAGCTTGAAGACTACTGACTTCGTGATAGTCAAGGCAACTGAATCGACGAACTACATCAACCCGTTCTTCGACGAGTGGACAGCCGCCACTGTAGCCTGCGGCAAATGCCTCGGTTGCTACCATTTCGCACGTCCTGGCAATCCTGAAGCCCAGGCGAAGTACTTCCTCGGCAAGGTGAAGAAGTATTTCGGCAAAGCCATCTTCTTCCTGGACTGGGAGGAGAACGCCATTCCACTCGGCCCGGCATGGGCCAAGCGCTGGCTTGACTACGTGTACAAGAAGACAGGCCATCGCCCCATGATCTACATGAGCAAATCGGTCTGCAACGAGTACGACTGGTCCAAGGTGGTCAATGCGGGCTACGGCCTCTGGGTCGCCCAGTACCCCGACTACGAGCCAGCCGGATACAAGGATACCCCGTGGACCGACTCCTCGAAGTTCGGCGCATGGGGCAGGCATTGGGATATCTTCCAATACACCAGCGAGGGCAGGATCCCAGGTTATTCAGGTCGCCTCGACCTCAACAAGTTCGCCTATTCCAAGGCGACATGGAACTCGCTTGCCAAGGGCGGCAGCGTTAAGCAAGCTATCTCGAAAGTAACCTTGCCGACCACGAAGCCCTCCAGCAGCAAGAAACCGGCGAAGAAAAGCGTCATGACTCTAGCCAACGAGGTAATAGCTGGAAAGTGGGGCAACGGCGACGAGAGGCGCAAGAAGCTCACGGAGGCCGGATACGATTATGACAAGGTTCAGAAACAGGTGAACAAGTTACTGTCCAACAGCTACAAGACCGTGAACCAGCTTGCAGGCGAGGTTATCCGTGGCGAATGGGGTAACGGAGATGAGAGGCGTGCGAGGCTCAAAGCCGCCGGTTACGATTATGACGCCGTGCAAAACAAGGTGAACGAATTGATGTACTAGTGCTATAATAATCAAGTCGCTATGTTGTCAGTCCATTGCGACGACCTCCTTACCCTTTGGTGCCGTGCAATTTCCATCTCCGGTTGCACGGCACCATTGTTTTCTGATACCATCGATGCCATGAACGACAACGGTTACATAATGAGTTTCAGCTCGGCGGACAGCCTGGAACCACGTGCTGCTGCGAAGCTGAACAATAACTTCCGGTTCCTCCTCGGCCAGATCAAAGATCCAGAGATAGTCATGGCGGCAGGCTACACGCTGCCGGATCCCAGGGTAGACGAGACATTGTTCTATCAACTAGATACCGGCGATCTGTATATCTGGTCTAAATTTATCCCAGTAGACCCAGAGACATTGGAACCACAGGAGCCTTATTGGGACTGGATGAAATTGGATATTAACACCATAGAGCAGGTTTCTGTAGCTCCATCAGGAGTTAGGGATGATAAAGCCTTGGTTAAGTATCTTGTCGATCCAGCAGGAGCTATGCCGTTCTTCTGGGTGGATGCAGGAGATACGCCGAGGGCCGGTTGGTATTCTCTGCGTGATTTGGTTCATGGATGGATCAATGAATGGACTAGTGATAGCGATAATATTGATACACTTAAATCTGTTCTTGGGTTAAACTAACTTTGTCGAAAGGAAGCATGATGGCTTACAACCCTAACTTGTACAATCCGTACAGCCAGCAGCCAATGCAACCTATGGCATCCGTCAACGGGCTGGTGAGGATCGATGGGATCGAAGGCGCTCAGATGTATCCACTGCCTCCGAATTCCGTTTCCCCGCCCCTGATGCTCGGTAGCGATAACATCTTCTTCATCAAGACTACCGACGGCGGCGGGGCAGCCACGATCAAAGCTTACAAGTTCGAAGAGATTCCTGTACCAACTCCAGGACAGATAGATGAAAACAAGTTTGTCACCAGGGAATACTTGGATTCCAGGATCTCTCAGCTAATGGAGGCAATCAATGGGCAACATTCTATTCCAGAACAGCCAGCCGAATAACGGCAACTCGGTTCTCGGCATGATCAACAACCTGAGAAGCCAAGGCCCCTCCAATGTGCTCTTCAACCAAATGTACCAGAACAACCCGAACTTCAAGCAGTTTGCAGACCAGGTGCGAAACATGTCCCCAGAACGGGCTTTCCAGCAATACGGGCTGGATTTCAGCCAGTTCAGGAACTTCAAATGGTAGCTACCCAAGTGATCATAGGGTATCTATAGAAACGTTTCGTACCTAGTGAAAGAAGGTTAACCATGTCTGTACAAGATATGAGCGCTGCCGATCTCGCTGCCGTAGTAGGCAATGCTGACGAAGGCGGATTCGGCAACGGCAACGGCTGGTGGATCATCCTCCTGTTCCTGTTCCTCGGTTGGGGCAACCGCGGCTTGGGTGGCAACGGCTCCGGCGGTGCCGGTGATGCCGGTGGCGACTTGCTGTATCCCTGGATGAATCAGGCGCAGGGCATGTGGACCGGTTTCTCCCAAGTCCAGCAGGATCTCTGCAACGGGTTCGCAGGTACCACTGCCGCCATTACCAACGGTTTCGCGAATGCCGAGACTGCCGCTACCGCACGTCAGATGGCGAACATGCAGCAGCAGTTCGCTCTCTCCCAGCAGTTCGCCGATTGCTGCTGTGAGAACCGCCTGGGCCTCGCCAACCTCGGTGCCGACATCGCACGCGAGGCTTGCGCTGACCGTGCCGCCGTTTCCGATGGCGTCCGTGATATCCTCGCGAACCAGACGGCATCCGTCCAACGCATCCTTGATCAGATGTGCCAGGACAAGATCGATGCCAAGAACGAGCAGATCGCGCAGCTTCGCCAGGAGATCGCGCTTAAGGACCTCGCAGCTTCGCAGAACCTCCAGACCGCTCAGCTCGTCGCCGATAATGCCGCGCAGACCAATGCGCTTGAGCAGTACCTCGCACCGGTGCCGCGTCCTGCTTACGTGGTCCAGAACCCGAACTGCTGCCAGCAGAACTTCGGCTGCGGTTGTGGCTCGTTCTAAGAGGTGATACCTATGGCAGAGTTTGTGCAATCTCAGGCTATGCAGCTTGTAACACCTGATCAGAATTTGCTTTTCCTCGATTCCATCAAGTGTCCCAATGGATACGTTCTTCACAATAATGGATCTGGGGTTCTAACTCTTCGCGGTATCACCTTCGGTTGCAATCGATTTGCTCGTTACGAAGTCACGTTCAATGGGAACATCGCTATTCCGACT